CTAAGCGGCGTCAGCCCGCGCCGAATCACCCTCTGCTCGCACCGCTTCGACCGCTTTCAGCAGTGCTCGGGCCTGATGCGCGAGCGTGTCGAGCGCGCCGTAGGTGGCGGTCACCCCCGCCCTGTGGACCAATCCAATCGCTCGCCCAAAGCCTTCACCGTCGAAGTAGCGATCCGGTTCAATGCCGGCGGCTTGCCTGATGGCCTCAAGCTGGCGGATCGCTTCGTCTCTCACGCTCGACCGGATCGACAGTTCGCGCTCGACTCGCTTGGATATCTGAGCTTCGATTGCAGCCCTCTCGTCCGCCATAGCCTTGTCGATCCCCTCGCGGATCGCTCGATCGCGAGCTTCGTGAGCGCGCCGCAAGAGCGCGGCGAGAAACTCCGGCTGCCATGGTTCACGATCCAACGCCGGCGCCTTCGCCGAACAATGAAAGCCGCTGCCTTTCAACACAAGGTGACCCCAGGTTGGGGGAAGCTCGCCCTCCCGCACAATGTCGGGCGGGGTGACAATCCACCAGTGATCGCAATACCGCTGGAGCGGCACGGACTTATCCGGTTGCTTGAGCTCGTGAAGCCAGTCCGACCGGCTGACCTTGATCTCGAACCCATGCAGGCGCAGTCCGCGGGACGGATAGAGGCTCATCGCGATCGCATCTGCCGAGCGCGTGGCTCGCGCGCCCGTGCTATCAGCGACTTCGAAGAAACACGCCCACTCCGGTGCGCGATAGCGATTGAGAAGCGCCGCGCGCACGTCGGCGGCGGTAAGTCGCGTCGCGGTCATGCAGCCTCCTGCTCTTCATCCTGCTCAGCCGAGCCCGCTGCAATGACGGCGATATGCTCCCGGCGGCGGGCAGCGATCCGCCGGGCCTTCTCCTGGTTCGCCTTGTTGTAGATCCGGGTGACCTCGAGCGTGCTGTGGCCGCTGACGGCGCGAACGTCGTCAGTGCCGCTGTCGCCGATTTCGGTGATCCCGCCATGCCGGAAGCTGGTGAACTTGAGGTCCGCGGGCAGCTTGGCCTTCTCGCGGATCCGGCGGTGCAGCTTCGTCATGTAGTCCTTGGTGTAGCCGGCGCCGGTGCGCTCATCGCGGACGATCAGCGCGTCGTCGGCGCCGCGGGTGGCGCGGCCGAGTTCCTCCTCCAGCTCGGGGTAGAGCTCGACTCGGTCCTCGCCGTCGCCGTCGACCAGCGGGATCGAGACGACGTTGCCGGTCTTCGACTGGATCAGCCCGATCGTCTCGCCCGGCCGATAGCCGCCCCAGCGCACCCCGCGGCTGATGCGGCCGTCGGGATCCTCGAAGCCGAACGCGTCATAGACCCGCTGACACGCCTCGAAGCAGATGGCGGCCGCGGCGGCCATGGACTGCTTGCCCATCGCCCGCGCGGTGTCGCGGTAGAGGTCGTATTCAGCGCGCGTCGCGGCGCGGTTGCCCTTCCCTGCCCCGCTGCTGGACTTGATCCCCATCCCGGCGAAGGGGTTCTCCTTCAGCCCGGTGGTCTTCGTGTGCCTGACGGCCTGATTCCAGACGAGCCGGCAGACCTGCATCATGTAGGAGCTCTGGCGGACGCCGTGCTTGGCCCGCGCCTTCTTGTAGAGCGCGTCCGCGGCGGTGGCGTCGAGCCCGGCGGCGCGGCGCTGGCCGACCGTCCCGGCCCGCAGGTCGATCGCGGCGACCTGATCCATCGCCAGCTTGTAGCCGGTGCGAGTGTTGTGCCGAAGGTCGGTGAACTTCTCGAGCCGACGATACCAGTCGAACAGCCAGGCAACCGTCCCCGGCGCCAGCTGCGCCGTCTCGCCCTCGCGCCACTGCCGAAACGCCTCGTTCAGCGCCTTCGCGCGCGCGATTGCGTCTCCGACGTCGGTGCCGAGCGGCGAGGAGACGACGGGGCAGCTTCGGCCGTGTCGCAACGCCGGCGGCGACGCCCACTTCGGTCGCACCCAATAGTAGGCACGCTGCCCGCCAGCGCGCTTATGGACCTGGACGTAGGCAGGGAGGCGCTCAGTCGCCAAAGTCCCAGTCCTCCGCGACCGAGGTGGCGAATAGATCGGCGACGGCGGCATCCAGATCGGACCGGAGCGCCAGCAGCGCGCCGTTCGGCCCGCGGGCGCAGAAGCGCACCTTGCCGCGGCGCTGCCACTCACGCATCTGCGTCTCGGCAACGCCGGTATAGGCCAGCGCCGTCTCGCGATTCATGCAGGCGGGCCAATCGGGCAGCTGAGCCAGCGCGAGTCCCATCACCGCTTCCCCTGGATCACGAGAGGGTTAGAGATCATGTGGGGCTCCCCGATGGCGTTCGGGCGATCCCTTCGGGCCGGGCTGCCACCCCTTCGGGGCTCAGCCGCTTCGCGTCTTCGGCCAAGCTGGCATCCCTATCGCGGTGCAGCACTTCCGGGGCCAGCCGCCGCCCAAGGTTGTCGCGGCTGTCAGGGCTGAACAGCTTGGCCAGTTTGCGTGACCGCTGACCGTCGACCGCGCTAAAGCGGATCAGTCCGGCATAGGTGGCCCACTCAATGGCCGCGAGCATGTCGCCGCACTCGGTTTCCAGCATCTGTCTGGCGGTCGCGCTGAAATACGGCGCCCGCTCAGGACTAGGCGCATCAATGCCGAACCGAGCCGCCTTCCCGAGAGCTTGGAGGATTTCGCCCGCCTCCTCAGTCAGGAGCCCTTGCGCGTAGGTTTGAGGGTCAACGCGCGACGGATCGAAACCCGAAGGGCCATGACCCGAAGGGGCATGGTGCGAAGCATGAGAGCCGGGTGCCGGAGGCACGCGCCCGAGATCGTCCGTCACGACCGTTCCTCCTCAATAAGGGAGGCGTGTTCAGCATGCGCCGCGATGACTGCTTCAATCATCGCTTCCTGCGTAAAGCAGCGGTACAGTGTGGTGTAGGCGTACCACTGACCGCAACTGCAATACCCCTCGTATAAATCGAGAAATGGCAGGGCAGCACGATGAAGCTCGTGTCCATTGCCGGTACTATACTTCGTGACGTATTGGGCAAAGCCGTTAGGCCCGTTCGTCGCAAATTCTGCGATGGCGTCAGCGCCCTTGATAACGATGACTTTCTCTTCAGTCATGGTTCGCCCCCTCAATAAGGGAGGACCTTGCGCGAAGGGCGGCTGCGACAGCGAGGCCGTCCTCGTTTAGGAAGTACCAAGCGATGCGACGGCCGTGGTCGTGGCGCATATGTCGATCGACCAATGCTGGGCGCCTCTTGGCGGGCAAGCGCAGCCGAGCGGCCACATCGCCGCTGAAGTCGATCGCGCGGCGCGGTGTGCTGGTCAGCTTCAAGATGACCTTCCGCTGCTGAGAGCCGAGGCTGTCCGCCAGTTCCATCAGGTCGATACCCGCCACTACCTTGGAGGTCATGGGCGGACACTCGCAGCGGCGCGGGGAATGTTGCGCTCCTCCATGATGACGGTCGGTTGATACATCTGGAGGCCGGTTTCGCTGTCGCCTTCGCCGCCATTCAGCAGCATCTGGAACGCCTGCGGATCAGCATGGCTGACCGGCACGCCGATCGCGCGCAGGGCGGCGACGATTTCCATGTAGATCGCGGACTTGCCGCTTCCGGTCAGGCCGGAGATCGTGACGCGCACTTCAGCCATTGCCGTTGTTCCTCATCGAGAGAAGGGTGGAGCGGGTCATGGGCGGTTCCTTGGGCAGTCCCAGTCGCAAAATTCGGTGCCGGCGAGCGTGCAGAAGCCGCCCGGCATCATCCCGCACTCGTCGAGGAGGTCGTCCTCTTCAGTGCGATCGTCGTCATCGAAGCAGATGCACGAATACAGGCCGCACTCGGGGCACCCCCAAGGCTCATCCGCCTGGATCACCTCAACGGGCTCTTCCGTCATTTGTGTGCTCCCGATGGTTGTGGGGCGTCCTCATCGCGGTGGCTAAACCACACGGTGCGATCGGGAGCCTGGATGGTGTAGGATTGCTGCTTCAGCCCGGCGCAGAGCAGCGCGCCCAGCGCCTCGGCGCGCTGCCAGATGGCCTCGGGCGTGCTGGGGAAGCGCGGGTAGTTGATGAGGCCGACGATGACGCCAGCCTCCTCCCCGCCCGTGTAGCAGAAGGTCGTCTCCGTGACGGTGACGCAGAAACCGACCTCGTCGCAATAGTCGCGACAGATCGTCTCCGCTTCCCAGACGCTCCCGGCGATGAAGATGCTCACCGGGTAGCTCGCGACCTCGACACGCTTCATTCGCAAAGCCCGTACGCGCTTTCGCACATCGGCCCCTCCGTCTGGAACTCGTCATCAGCGATCGCCGACAGCAGGCTGTAGTTGTGCCCTCCGCGCCCGGTCCGCGCCCAGGCCACGACCGCGTCGATGTGGGCGCGATCGTCCGGCGCTCCAGCTGCGCTGGGGATGGTGCCCGCGTGGAAGAAGGTGGTCGCTCGCCCATTGCCCTCGACCCAGCGCCGGCTGACCATCGTCACTCGTCGCTCCCAGTCGCGAATCAAGTCGATCCGCTCGGGGGTGTGGCGGGCGATCAGCGCGATCTCTTCCTTGCTTGCGTTGATGCAAGGCCAGCAGCCGACACGCTTAGCGCCGATAAGGTAGAGCGGGTTGGGCTTGATCCCGTGCCGCTTCGCGATGGCGAAAACCTCTTGATGGGTCCAGCCATGGATCGGGCGATAGATCACGCGGTGCCCGCCCTCGCGCGTCGTGGTGCGCTCCAAGATCGGCTTCTTGGCCCGGCCGGGGCTTTCCTGGGCTCGCTCACCCACCCAATCGATGCCGATCTGCCCTTCTCCGAGCATCGCGTCCCGCGCGGCGAAGAGGGGCAAAAGCTTCGCCTCTTCCGTGCAGAACTTCGCCATCTTCGAAGGGAAGCGACCGTGGATCAGGCAAATGTCTAGAAAGGCGTTGCCGCTTGAGTGCATGGCCGCAACCGCCTGCTCGATCCGCTCCGCGGACACCGGCGGGCTGATGATGATAGGGCAGCCGTCTTCGCATAGCCGGGAATGCTCGCGCAGGGCGGCCACCCTCTCGGGCGAGGGCCGGCACCGCGCAACCGCAGGGGGCAGCGCAGCCCGTCGTGCCTTGCACTCGGTCGTGTGACGCTTTCGGCGCAACTCGTGCGGCCATTCGTCACGGATCGACTGGCGCCGGCGAGCGAACGCGGCGTCATCGATCAGGCCGGGCACGTCATATGCCGACACTCGCTGAATTGGCGCCCCAAGCTCGCTCTCAAGGTAGGTGAGATATTCGCCCCAGACCTCGTGCTCGTTCATGGTGTCGGCGGCTTGATAGACGACCTCGAAGTCTCGGCGCTGCGCGCGCTCCTTGGCCACCAGCGCGGTCGCAAGGCTGTCCTTGCCCCCGCTGATCGAGACAAAGTGCTGCGCTCGACCTCGGACAAGCCCGCTGACCCCGGCGGTCTTCCCGCCCCGGCTGGGCGCGGCGATGATCGGCATCATCTCCATCATCCCCTCCCCTGTTCAGATGAAGGAGAAGATGCGGAGAGGACTTCACGGGCAACGTTGCGGCACCAAACGAACGCCACGGCGTCATTTGGGATCGCCTCGGCTTCAGCGATGTCCTGAAGCGCATTCCGATAGCGCCGCTCCACCATCCCCGATGCTTCTACGATAGTAGGCTTGGGGGAAGCGGCGAGGGCTGCGCGGGCATCCTCCTCGAACAGTCTCCAGCTTTCCGGTTGCCGATATCGCTGCCACGTCTCGTCAGTGCGAGCGACCCTCAACGCCAGCATCGCACGCGCCGCCCGCTCCACCCCGTCATCCGGGACCGTCCCCTCCGTAACTGTGGAGGGGGTGAGAGCGGCTTCGATGACGGCGCAAGCAGCGTCGAACGCCTCATCATCCCAGCTATTCCGGAAATTGATCTCGCCGACCGCGATCACGATGTCGTCGCCGAAGCGATAGTACCGGTGCTGGGTCAGCGCGCGGCCATCGTCCAGATCGTCAGCGTAGAAGGAGAATGGGTCACTCTCGTCACCGCTCAGCCGGCGCAAGTCCAGCCCCTCTCCCTCCGGATGTAACGAGGGGGAGGCTTCAAGGGCGGCGAGAGCTTGATCCAGCATCGCGTTCCAGCCAGCGATGTAGGCGGGCACGTAGCCATCCTTCAGTCGCCACGCTTCTAGCCGCGCCCGCAGCCGCTCTACCGCCTGTAAGGACATATCTGGGGTGTTGGGGGACGCGGTCACTGCGCGAGTTCCTTCTCGCGAGCATCGGCTTCCATGTGGACGCGGCGCCAGCGAGCCTGGACGGGCGTCTCACTGAACCGAGTGCGACCGTAGAGTGCGTCCGTGATCTGGCCGATCTTCGGCTTGATCGTGAGCCACAGCGCCCCGAGGGACACGAGAAGTGCGCCGACGAAGACGCCGGCTGGAATGAAGGAGCTCAATTCCAAATCCTCCGGGGCTTGGTTTTCGGCCACGTCGTCCAGCCGTCCTCGCGGATCAGCTTCTCGGTGCCGCTGGGGGAGATGACGCGCAGGCGTCCGTCGTGATGACGGCCGACCACGGGGCAATCGAAAGCAAAGACCGGGGGAAGCTGCCCCGCGGGCCACCACATTTCGCGATCAGTGGCTTGGCGCTTCGCGGTGATCGTCTCGACCGAGTCGGCGACCAGCCCGCGGCACGCGAGCCCGTGCTGCTGCTCGAGCGTGAACCTCGCGCCGCCCACCTGGGCGAACTCGCTCTCTGCATAGCCGTCAATCGTGCCGTACCAGGGGTTCGGCTTCGACGGCGTGATGTATCGGACCTTGGGCTGCCGGCCGATCGGTGGCAGGTTCGGATCCTCGTGTCCGTACCTCATGCCGCCCTCACGTATTTCAGGGCCTCGGCAGCTGCGGTCCAGCGGCTCGCCGCGCGCAGGCTGGTCATCCGGGCGAACTCGGCTTCGGCGATCGCCTCAGCCTCAGCGACCTTCGCCTGCTTGAGCACAGCGTCGAGCGCGACCTCGATCGCTCCCGTGGTCGGCTTGCGCTTCCCCGGCCCCTTCAGGCGCCAGTATTCCTCGACGATCAGCATCAGTGCGCGCGGGTGCAGGTTCAGTCGCTCGGCGCGCGCGCGAACTAGATCGAGCTGGTCGGCCCGGTCCTGCTGCGCCGCTGACAGGCGGCTGTACTTCAGCGGATCGTTGATCGCGTCAGCAACCTGCGATTCCAGCTGCCGGATGCGGGCAACGACATGGTGCAGGTCCTCGATCGCCTGCATGAGGTCGGGATCGTGGGTCACCGCTCTTGCCCCGCGAACTCGCGTTCCCACGCGACGCGGCCAGGCCACTCCATCCAGAACACCCCGGCAAGCGCGGGCGCGTCGGCCATGGGCAGCAACTTCTCGAAGGTCAGCCAGCCCAGGCGATGCTGCTCAGCGTGGCAGTCGTTGCACAGCGGGATGCAGTGCCGGTCGGCGACCTTGGTCGACGTCCCCTTTCCGCCCGCGTGGTCAACGTGAGCGGCCATGATCGGGTTCGTCTCGGTACCATGCTGGCCGCAGCGGGCGCACTGAAGCTTCCGCAGCCAGCGCCTATATTCCTCGGCGCACTTCCACGCCGGGCGCCCTGCCCGCGGAGGCTTCCGCGTCTGGAACATCGAGCGCGAGAGTGCCGCCGAGCGCATCACGCGACGGTCCCGATCGTGACCTGGGCGGTCGGATGGCCTACCGCATCAGCGGCGCGCTCGAAGCCGATGCAGCTGCCGTCCGGCAACTTTCGCACGATCGAGCATTTGGCGGCCTTGGCACTGACCCGCCCCGTCTCATCCACCGGCGGCGTGAGGAAATGACGAACTGCCACGACGATCTCCCACCACCCGGCGGCGGGATGCCGCGATCAGGTGGTGAGCAGATATAGGCAGACGTGCCTACATGATGCAAGCATAAAATAGGCAGACTTGCTTATCGCCGATCGTGCGGCTGAGGCATATCCTCGTCGGCACGGGGGGAATGGTCATGTCTGTTGAAGCAACCTGGCGCACTATCGAAGCCGACATAGCCGGTATACCGCTCACCTTGCGGGTCACGCCGATCTACCCTGAGGGCCGCAAGGCGCGAGTGCCGCACGAACCCCGACAGGCGGTCAAGGCGGGCCGCGACCAAACCTCGGCATGGTCGGTCTTCATCAGCTACGAGGATGTGAACGGCGCGTTGTCTGATCGCCGCATCACGTGCCGCCAAATTGAGCGGGCCATCGGCGGCACGGAGACGATTGGAGCATATTGCCACGAGCGTAACGCGCCCCGGGCGTTTAGGATTGATCGGATCAGGGAAGTGGTTGATCTGTCCACTGGAGAGATCCACGAGGGCGTTCCCTACTTCGACGCGCTGCGCGCCAACGGCTTTCCGGTGTTGGACCGCGGCCTCGCGACCTTCGCCAAGCTGCTTGTCTTCGTCTCGCGCTGCGACGGACACGCGCATGAGACCGAAGTCGCTGAAATTGAAGACGCACTGGCCAGGTATGCCATGCGGTTCGACTGCTCCGATACCTGCTTTGAGCGAGCCGTGAGCGACTGCAAGGCCCTGGCTCCGGACGCCGAGGATTTCCGTAGCTGCCTGGGCGCGCTACTTCGCACTCCAGAGGAGCCCCGGCGGAAGGCGGCGCGGTTGCTGATCGATGCTTGCAGTCGGGTGATTGATGCGGATGGACATCACGCACCGGAAGAGGTCGAGTGGGGTATCGCAATCGGCGCCGCTCTCAAGCGGCTGGCGGTCTAACCCAGAAGCTCGCCCCAGGGGATCACGCGATCCACGCGAACGACGTCAGCCATGTCGACGCGAAAGATCAGTGCCGGCGTAAACTGCTCCAGCTCCATGTATGTCGAGGTACGCCGAACAAGCCTTTTCACAAGCACCGCGCGCGCCGATTCTCCGTCGTCTTCGAACTCGGTTTCTGGGCGAAGGTAGACGACCACGTCTTCGCCGTTGCGCACCCTGCCTTTTGGATCGACAAGGATCGTCTCACCATCCAAGTGGCGCGGCTCCATGGAACTGCCGGACACATATAGCCCGTAGGCGTCGGCACGACCGTTCAGAATCGTCGGTCGCTTTGCATAGGCGATCACTTCGGCCTTGTTGAGCGTCGTTTGCTCGATCGCCTCTCCGTCGACCCGTCGCGCTGCACCAAGGGCGGTGCCGTAGATCGGAAGATCTTCGTATAGGCGGTCCGCTGACGCTCCCTCCATCTTGAACGGCATGGCATTGGGGGCTGGTCTCTTGGCGAAGCCGGGAAACGCCGGGTAGTGTACCCGAAGACGCTCAAGCGTCTCTCGGCCAAGCCGCCCCTTGGCGCTGCCGTTGGCGAACCGATTGATCGTGGTGTTGGACATCCCGATCGTCTTGGCAACCTGAGCGGCATTGCTGCCCGACCACTCAATCAGGTCGCGTACCAGCTGAATGTCTTCGTCGATCGTCGCCATAGCATCAGCATTGGCATAAATGCCTATGCATCGCTCTAAGCAAGATTGCACTTGCATCTAGGCAGGTCTGCCTACATAATGCCTACTCATGGAGCAGGCCGACCCCCTCGACACCCTCTTCGCGCGAGCGAAGCAGCATCGCATTTCGATGGCGACGATATGTCGGCGCGCCGATGTCGATCCGACCACCCCTTCCCGGTGGAGGCGCAAGAAGAACGGCGCAACGCTTGAAAAGGTCACCGCGCTGAACACAGCGCTCTCCGAGATCATCGACCAGGAGGCCGCCGCATGAACATCGGCTGCGCGTCCTGCGGTCAGATCGACTGCACCCATTCCGATCCCGTTTATCTCGGGATTGTCCCTATCCGTTCGGCCGTCGACGCATCGTTCCTCCCTGTTGCGGCCGCAACCTCGACCGGCGGGGCGGCCCCCTGCCCTGCCGGTCACTTCGTCGAGCAGCGCCCGCGCGATCGCAATGCGAACCGCCTTGTCGGCTTGGTGAAGCGTTTCCCTGTTCATGGAGCCCGGTATGCGGCCTGAGCGCAACACGGTCGTTCGCAAAGCGGAACGGCTGACGAAAGATCGGGCGAAGTCGCTGCTGGCCTCCGGGCTCCAGCGGGCCGTCTCGAAGCATGGCGCCGACGAGGTCGCCCTGGCGGCTGGCTGCACGAAGCGCTGCATCGAGAAGGCCCTCGCGCACGACACCATGCCGAGCATGGAGACTGCGCTGAACGCGCTGACGATCGAGGCGACCGTGCTGGACGAGCTGCTGGCCGCTTACGGGCTGCGCCTCTGCCCGCTTCGCTCGGAAGCGGCCAACGACCTTCTGGTCGCTGGGGGCGTGATCGACGCGATGGGCAAGCTGGTGAGCGCCCATGCCGACGGCGTCCGCGATCACAACGAGACACTAAGCATCGCCGCGCTGCTGCGCCCTCACCTCCCCGCGATCCAGGCGATCGTGCGGGAGGCTGACGAACTGCGCGGCGCGGCCTGACGAGGATCTGAGCGCCGGAACGACCCGGCTGGAGGCTGAAATGAAGACCGCCGAGATGGCGCGGAGGCAGCCCGCTTCCGCGGACGAGAAACTGCGCTTGGAGCCGACCGCGTTGCCGACGCGGCTGTGCCGCACGCGCGCGGGGCTGCTGGGCTTTCACCCGCTGGCGCTGGTGGCGGCATGACCGCTCACTCGCAGGGAGCCGCCCACTACAGCACCAAGCTGACCGCCACGCAGGTTCGCCAGATCCGGGCGCTGTACGATCGGGGTGTCCAGCCGACCGTGATCGCGTCGCGCTTTGGCGCCAGCCGCTCTCAGGTCTCCAAGATCGGCCGGCGTCAGACTTGGCTGGGCATCGAGCCCGCCCCGCAGTGGGTCGCGCCCAAGCTCAGTCGAGACGAGATCGCCGCCTTTGACGGCATGAGGATCGGCGACGCTGCCGATAAGCTTGGCGCGGACGTCCCGACGGCCCGTAAGTGGGTCAACGCTCAGGGGCTTCGCTGCAAGGACAACGTGATCCGCCGGGTCAAGGACCCGCGCGAAGTCGACGACGAGATCCGAGCGCGCCTCGCCGCTGCTCCGCCGTCCGCACCCTGCTTCCGCTGCGGCGCCCGTGGCGCCTGCGAACACCGCTCACACTGAAAAGAGGGAGACGACCATGAACATGCAGACCTCGTCCGCCGACTTCCGACGCGCGATCACTATCGCTTCCAAGGTGATGGAGCGGCGCAACGCGATCCCTATCCTAGACACGGTCCGATGCCGCGCAAACGGGTCGTTTGAAGCTGTCGCGACCGACTTGGACATCGAACTGTCGGCGAAGGTGGCACGCGATCCCGGCGCCGAGTTCGACTTCGCAATGAAGGCGCCGCGCGCGGTGGTTGCAGCCATTGGCGCGGCCGGCGGCAAGACCGTCTCGGTGGCGTTTGCGGAGGGCAAGGCGTCGATCGCCTCCGACGCTCTGACAATGTCGGTGGGATCGATGCCGAGCGACGATTTCCCGTCGGACTTGGCCCGCCCTCTGGCGGAAGACTTCGCCGCGACGCTGTCCAAGGAAGCGCTCGCCGCAATCGCGCGCGTCGCGGGGGCAATGTCGAGCGAAGAGACGCGCTACTATCTGAACGGCGTTCACCTCACGCTTCCCGAGCCGAACCTGCTTCGTGTCGACGCGACGGATGGTCACCGCCTCTATCGCTGCGACGTGCCGTTGCCCGACGCCGCGGGTGGCTCTGGCCTGAATGCCATCGTCCCCCGCAAGGCGGTTCACCTGCTGCTGGACCTGGCCAAGTCCGCAACGGAGGGCGTCCGCTTGGTGATCGGTCCCGCGGCAGCCGCCAACCGCGAGGAAGACACGGCGCCGCAGAAGGCGGGAATGCCGCGCCTATCTGTCTCAACGGCAGAGCGGGCTGCCAAGGTCGAGATGAAGGCGAAGTTGATCGACGGCAACTTTCCCGACGTCGGCCGGGTGATCCCGGCCAGCGGCAACAAGCAGGCTCTCTTTCAGACGCCGGACATGCGCCGCGCCCTAGCCGCGGTGTCGGGCCACTCAAAGTCAATCCGAGCAGTATCGCTGCGATTGAACGACGGCGGCACCGCGACGATCAAGGCCGCATACGTGGAGATGGATCTTGCCGCGGCGGTGACCATCCCCTGCGAGCACCGCTCGCCAGGCTTCGAGATCGGCTTCAACGGCGGCTACCTTCAGTCCGTGCTCGATGCCTCCGGCGGCGATGAGGTGCTCTTCGATGTTGCGGACGAGTCATCGCCCGCGCTGATCCGCAACCCCTCGGACACGTCGTTCACGGCGGTGCTCATGCCGATGCGGGTGCGGTGATGGTGGAAGCCACAACGTGTTCCGCAAAAGCGGAACAGAAGGGTCACCCCGTCTCAGTCGCTCGCATGATGGGGATGGAGACGGCCGCTGCGATCCTCGGCGGGGTCGACGTGCTGGCCCAGGCTCTCAAGATAACGCCGCGCGGCGTCCGCCACAAGTTGACCGGCGACCGCGGCGTGTCGGACGACGACCTGATCGCAGCCGCTGGCGCACTTGATGCGCGTGCCGAGCGGATTGCTGCGCACGCCGCGAAGCTGCGCGCCGAAGCCGCGCCCGCGAACGCGGAGACGCTCAATGCGTGAAGCAATCGCCATTGGCCTCATGACTGTCGCGGTCACGCTGGTGGTTGCCGCCTCCGTCGACACGCTGCCCGCGAACCCGCTGGTCAGCCAACGGCAGGCGCAGTCGCATCGCCGCGCTGAGGGCTGGCTCTGCACCCTCGCGATCATCCTCGCCTTCTTCGCTGGGAAGATGCTGTGACCGACCTATTCCGATATCCGAACGCGCCCGGCGCGCAGAACCGCGACACCTCGCGCGCCGCGGCGGCCAGCATTGCTCCCTCGGCTGCGACGCTGCGCGATCGTGTGCTCGACCTCTACCAGCGCTCGCGCGGCCTCACGGCCGATGAGGCGGCTGGCAAGCTCGGTCTGAGCATCTTGTCCATCCGGCCGCGGGTCACCGAGCTGGCACGACTCGGCAAACTCCGCGACAGCGGCGAGCGTCGGAAGAATGGCTCCGGCCGCTCGGCGGTCGTGTGGGTGCCGATCTACCCGGCCGCGCTGGCGGGGCAGCGGGTAGCCTGATGCGCTATCTCGACGTCTGCGCCGGCATCAGCGCCAGCACGGTGGCATGGAAGCCGCTGGGCTGGGAGGCTGCGGCGTACAGCGAAATTGAGGCCGCTCCGCGCGCCGTCCTCTCGCACCACTATCCCGACACGCCGCTGCACGGCGACTTCACCACCATCAAGGGCGATGAGTATGGGCCAATTGACCTTCTTGTCGGAGGAACCCCCTGTCAGGACTTCTCCGTCGCCGGCCTCCGAGCGGGACTGGGCGGCGACCGTGGCAACCTTTCGCTCCAGTTTCTCCTGCTTGCTGCTCGAACACGCGCCCGCTGGGTCGTTTGGGAGAACGTCCCCGGCGTTTTTTCCAGCCTATCCCACGACGCTCCCGATCCATGTCCGCCGCAAATCGACTTGGACGGCAGTAACGGACCCGAAGACGGGGAAGAGATCGTGGTTGAGGACGAATACGACGCTGACGAAAGCCATGCGCTCGGATGTTTCTTGGCCGGACTTCAAGAACTCGGGTACGGTGTCGCCTACCGAGTGCTCGACGCTCAATTTGCCGGAGTACCACAGCGCCGCCGTCGCATCTTCGCTGTCGGATATCTTGGAGACTGGCGCCGTGCCGCTGCGGTACTTCTTGAGCGCCACAGCCTGTCGGGGCATCCTGCGCCGCGCCGAGAAGCGCGGGAAGCAGTTGCCGGGTGCCTTAGCCCAGGCGCTCACCCTGGCGGCTTCAACGGCCAAGACGCCTACACCCATCAGCTGATCGCTCACGCGCTGCGGGGCGAAGGTTTCGACGCCAGCGAGGATGGAACGGGGCGCGGCACACCACTCGTGCCGGTGCCTTTCGACACCACACAGATCACGAGCCCGGCGAACCGTAGCAACCCGCGCGCTGGCGACCCCTGCCATCCGCTGGTTCGCGGTATGCACCCGCCAGCGATCTGCTTCTCGGCTAAAGACCACGGTGCCGACGCTGGTGACATAGCCCCTACGCTTCGGGCAGGCGGGCACAGCGGCAGTCATGCGAACGCGGGCGTGATGCCGGCGATCGCCTACGGCATAAGTTCCGACGCTGTAGATCGCTCTGGCGAAGGTGATGGCAGCGCGGCGCAGCGGGCGGGACTTGGCATCGCGGTCGACGTGCAGCCCACCTTGCGCTGTCGTGGCGCCGACAGCGTCGGCACGGCTTCAGCGGTCCGCCGCCTGACCCCGCGCGAGTGCGAACGCCTCCAGGGCTTCCCTGACGACTACACCCTCGTCCCCCATCGCGGAAAGCCGATGGCCGATGGCCCCCGCTACAAAGCGCTGGGGAACTCGATGGCGGTTCCCGTCATGGCCTGGATTGGTCAGCGGATCGCGGCGGTGGAGGCTCTAACGAGCGCGGAGGCGCGCGCAGCGTGAGCCGGTCCGAACCTCAGCCCGTGAAACGTCCAACTGGCGTCGCTTGGCGCCGCAAGATGCGTGCGGCCCTTATTGATCGTGATGGACCGCGGTGCCGCTCTTGCGGACGGGAGGAGCGGCTTGTCTGGTGTAATCGAGGCTACGGCGGCGACGTCTACTCCGGCCTGTACACGAAGGTTGATCGCGCGCCGGATCTGGCGGTCGATCATCGCACCGCCCTTGCGGATGGCGGGGGGAACGATCTCTCCAACCTCCAGCTGCTTTGTCCTGTCTGCCATCTCGCAAAGACAGTCGCGGAGAAGCGTGCGCGTCGGGCGGCCAAGGCATGAGCTTCGCCGCCCTCGCCATCATATCAAAGATGAAACTCGGCTCGGCTGCCGAGAAGCTGATCGCGCTCGCATATGCTGACCGGCACAACGAGGAAACGGGTTGCGCCTATCCCTCGATCGCCGCGCTGTGCGAGTTCAGCTCGCTGAACCGCAAGACGGTGGTCGCCGCGGTAGGCCGGCTTGAGGCCGCGGGGCTCTTGAGCGACACCGGCGATCGCCGCGGCGAGACGAAGCAGATCAAGGTCTACCGCCTCAACATAGACAGTGCCGAAAACGGAACCGTTCCGAAATCGGAACCATCCCAAATTCGGAACAGTACCGGAAAGCGCCCGAAACAGTCCCAAAAACGGGACACGGAACCAGTTAGAACCAATCCTTCTCCGGATGCTTCGCATCCTCCGAAGGGCGCGCGCAGCGGTGCGTCGCAGATCAAGCCTCATCGAATGCCAGCGGACTGGAAGCACGAGCGCTTCGCAGACGGGACCGTTGCTCGCGAGATCGCCGACCGCCGCGGCAAGGAGTGGTCGCGCGCAGCACTGGAGAGCTTCCGGAATTGGGCTGCCAATGCCGATGACCGGGTCGGCCGAAAGCGCGACTGGCAGCGAGCATGGGCAAACTGGGTGATCGAGCAGGACAATCGAGATGGACGACGACCGGGAAATCAGCGTGTGGGAGGAAACGACGGGCAGCCGCGCTCTGGCCACGGCCGCACCGTCGACGCCGCCCTCGCTTTCGTCGCGGATGGCTGACATCGGCGACCTAGTGCCGGTGAGCCGGGCCGAGTTCGCGGCCGAGCTGACCCCCTGCCTCGCGCTGACCAGCGGTGTCGGCATGGGCGGCGAGGAGCAGACGACCTGGCTCCGCGCGGCGTACAAGGCGCTGGACGGCATCCCAATCGGCCTGCTGAAGCGCGGCGCGGCCGCGGCGATGAAGAAGGCCGACCACCCGTCGAAGATCGTGCCCGCGATCATGGCCGAGGTGGAGCAAGCGTGGGACTGGCGCCGGCGCCATCGTGCCGCGAAGGCCGAGGCTGCTGCTGCGCTGCCTGCGCCTGCCCCGGCCTCTGCGCCCGTCCCACACGAAGAGACACAGGCCATCCTCAACCGCGTGTGGAAGACGATGGCCGAACATGACAGTGGGCGCGACCCTGCGCGCCCGACGCGAATCGAGGGTGGAAGCGACCGCCCTGCCCGCGTGCCGACCCGCGAGGACTATATCGCGATGGGCGTTGATCCTGCGGTGCTGGACGCTCAAGCGTCGGAGGCCGCGTGAGCCGCGACACGCCTTGGTCGCCGCTTGTCACGCAGGCGGACGTGGACCTGTTCTTCAATGAGAACCCCGGCGGCTGCCCTCATTGCGCGGCGCCGCTCGGTGACGAGCACAGGTCCGCGGCCGGGGTGGAATGCTGGATCCTACGCAATCGCCGCAACAGGCGGCACGGCTGGATCGCATACATCCACGTGCGGGCCAAGGCGCCGGATACGCCGGCTGAGATCGCCACGCGGATGCTCGCCTTGCGCGACGAGCTCATCCGACAGCTTCAAGACCACCTCGATTATGATCGTGCTGGGCTGATCGAGTGGATCCGACATCAAGAAGCTGAGCGTGCTGCGATCGACGCGCACCGGCGCGCGGCGTGACGATGTTCCACGATTGTTCTAAAGGGTTCTGGGCTGGAGTGACGAGAATGGGGCGGGTGAGCGAGACGGACGGCTGGGTGATCCTGACCACAGCGGGGATGCGAACGCTCCCGCTGATGCGCGCGTTGCGCGCGGCCGGCATGGAGGCGTGGACGCCCATGCGCACCGAGCGCCGTGCGGGCCGCGGGAAGAAGCGTCGTGAGACGGTGACCTTTGATGTGGCCGTGCTGCCCTCAATCGTGTTTACGCGCGCCATCCACGAGGCCGAGTTGCGCGCCGCACTGCGCCAGCCCGCCTCGCCCTATCCCGCCTTCCAGTTCTTTCGCGACCATGACCGCCGCGTGCCGGTGATCGCCGATGCCAGCCTTGCCGCCTTGCGCGCGGTCGAGGAGCGCTTCCGTCGATCGGCGATCAAGAGCACACGCCAGCGGGTCGAACCCGGCACTCGCATCAGCATCCAGAAGGGGGCGTTCGCAGGGATGACAGGAATTGTCACCCACGGCTCAGGCAAGGAAGCATTCGTGGACCTCGGCTTCGGCAAGCCCGTGTCGATTGCCTCTTACCTAATTGGAACGGACGTGGTACAGACTGGTGAACAGCCCGTCATGGGCATCGCCGCATGAGCGGCTGCGTTGTGGCACGAGCAGGTTGGCATTGACCGTACCGCCTCACTTCGCCCCTGGGCCGGAACAGCATTCCGCCGGGATGGCAGCGCAATGGGGAAGCTAAGCGATCGCCTAAAGCGATGCGAGGGGTGCGCTGCCGATCGGCCGCTTGCGATGTTTCCGATCGTGGCAAATCGGCGCTACCGCCGGTGCAGCGACTGCCACAAGCCACGCAGCGCAAGGCGGTCGGCAAGCTACTACAGGTCTCCGGAGTACAAGAGGGCGTGCCGAGCGCGTAAAGCTGCGGCAGAAGGGCGAATATTCCGACCAAGCGGACCGGGTGGCAAGGGGCAAGCGGCTGGTTATGCCGCACCCGTGACCTTTTCTTCTGCTCAACTAGCGCGGGCGGCATGGGCTGAGTGGGTTGCCAAGGCGCCGGCCGAATGGCTGGCAGCTTACTCTGCCGCGCAGGTGGAGGCGAAACGTCGCAGGGCGTGTCAGAAGGCAGCTGACTACCGGCGACGTTTTCCTGAGCGCGAGAGGGAGCGCATCAGGAAGTACAAGCACTCCAACCCAGAACGCGCAGCCGCTTGGGGTGAGCGAAGGTGGCAACGGATTGCCCAACAGGCCGATGGCACGGTGTCCGCCGGTGCCGTTAGTGCTCTTCTGCGATCCCGACGAACTTGCCCGTACTGTCGTGCGCCGATCACGCCCGAGACGGCGATCATCGATCACATCATTCCAGTCGCTCTCGGCGGCCTGCATGGCATGGTGAACCTCGTCGCCTGCTGCGCCACATGCAACGCGGCGAAGGGAGCGCGGGACTTCGAAGCGTGGCTCGCAATGCTGAAGCCTCGCGATCGCCAACGCGCCGAGCGCCTATACACCTCTCGCTTCGGCCCGGTCGGCCAAGGGGTTTTGGTCTAGCCCCCCCACCTTCGGGGCCCTCTGGCGCCACTGGATAGTACGGGGGGCAAAGGCGCAACTCGTCTCTAGGCACGAAATCGCCCATGCTTCTTCCTCCCTGAGGCGGAAAGTGGCCGATTTCTCCGGGTTTCCGCCACGGAGGACAGGGAAGTGGCGCAAATCGACCTTGAAGAGCCCACCCGGCCGCAACTTGCCGCGCTGTTCGGCTACTCGAGCCGCTGGATCGGCGAGCTAAGATCGAAGGGCGACCTGCCCGCGGACGGCGCCTCGCTGCTCGAAAACGTCGAGGCATGGGCGCAGATGAAGTACGGCTTCGATCCCGACGCTGATCCGGACGCCCTCGACAAGGAACAGCAGCAGGCACGGCTTGCAAAGGAGCAGGCGGACTCGAAGGCGATGGACAATGCCGAGCGCCGCAAGGAGCTCGCGTCCCTGCCCGACATGACCGCCGTCGTCGTGGGCATCATCACGCTCGCCGTGTCCCGCCTGCAGCAGGTTCCAGCGCTTGTCGCCAAGGGCGACCACCGTCTCCGCCAGCGCATTGAGCGCGCCATCAACGACGCGCTGGACGAGTTGAGCATGGCGCGCGTCGAGAAGGCCATGGGCGGGGGCATGGATGAGGAGGACGAAGCCGCCCCAGCCGCCTCCGCCGACGATTAGGGCGCGGGGGAAGCAGATCGCCGCGGCGGCCCGTGAATGGCTCGCCGCCTTCAAGCCGAAGGAGCGCATCCCGCTTTCGGAGTGGATGGCTGATCACGCCCGCCTGGATGATGGTGGGCGTTTCTACGCCTTCCCCTTCCAGAACGCGATCGCCGACGCCTTCACCGATCCCGAAGTCGGGCAGGTCTCGGTCCGGAAAAGCAGCCGCATCGGCTACTCGACGATCGTACAAGGGTTCATCGGGTACAGCATCGCGTGCGATCCGCGCCGGCTGCTGATCTACCAGCCCACGATCGACGACGCCGAGAAGTATAGCCGCGACGATCTCGACCCAGTGCTGCAGTGGGACGCCGTCCGGGCCGTAGCGACCTTCAAGCCGCGGCACGCCGACAACCAGATCCGGGCGAAGCGCTTCAAAGGCGGCTGGATCCAGATCAAGGGCGCGAACAGCCCCAAGGAGTTCCGCCGCGTCACCGCCGACAGCGTCCTCTTGGAGGAGCCGGACGGCTACCCGTGGTCAGCGAAGGAAGAGGGCGACCCCGCCCGCCTTGCCTTCAAACGCAACCTGACGTCGCCGCGCCGCTTCAGTGCGGCGGGCTCGACGCCGAAGGTGAAGGGCTTCAGCCGGATCGACGCCCTGTTCGATCAGGGCAGCCAGGAATATCGGTACGTCCCCTGCCCGACCTGCGGACACCTCCAGCCGCTGATCTTCGGCGATGGGTCGGGCACCGGCATACGATGGGAGCCCAAGGAGAACCCCACTCGCGCATGGTATCAGTGCGAGAACGGTTGCGAGATCGACGAGGCCGAAAAGGCCTGGATGGACGAGAACGGCGAGTGGCGCGCGCACAATCCCGCCGCTTTCCCGCGACATCGGTCGTTCCACATCTGGGCAGCCTACAGCCAGCACGCTGGCGCCGCGTGGATCGAGATCGCCCGCGAGTTCATGGAGGTCCGCAAGGATCCCAACCTGCTCCGCACTTTCGTGAACCAGGTGCTGGGCGAAGCATGGCAGGAGAAGGGCGAGGCGCCGGAGTGGCAGCGCCTCTACGAGCGGCGGGAGAAGGCCATGTTGCTCGGCACACCGCCAGCATGGGCCGGCGTCTTGGTCGCCTCAGTCGACGTGCAGCGCGGCGGAGGTGCCCGCCTTGAAATGGACGTTTGGGCGTTCGGTCCGAACCGCTTCCGAGCGCTGGTCGAGCACATCGAGATCGACGGCGCTGCGTCCGATCAGGAAACCTGGAAGAAGCTCGACAAGGAGGTTGGGCGCTACTGGCGCACTGAGGACGGCCGGCTCCTGCGCCTCGCGCGCGTAGCGATCGACTCCGGCGACGGCGCGAACACGATGAATGTCTACGCCTGGGCGCGCCGCAATCCCGGCTTCGTCATGGCAGTGAAGGGGCGGCACGCGGTCGGAATCGGGCAGGCGATCGCGGGGCCGACTTGGCAGGACATGACCGTCGCCGGCCGCAAGGTGAAGAAGGGCGTCCGCCTCTGGACGGTCGGCACGTCCATGCTGAAGCTCGAACTCTACGGGCAGCTGCAGCTGGAAAAGCCGGTCGACGGCGAGCGCTACCCCGAAGGCTATATCTTCCTGCCCGACGGCACGACCGACGAATGGATCAAGCAGCTGGTCGCCGAGCAGCTGGTGCAGAAGAACCTCAGGAACGGCCGCGTTCGAAGCGAGTGGGAGCAGACCCGCGCGCGCAACGAGGCCCTCGACAATGCCATCTACGCCCGCGCGGTTGCGGTCGGCCTCGGCGTTGATCGCTGGACTGGGCCGCAGTGGGCGAAGCTGCTGGGCACAATCAAGCCGCGCCGGCGCGCTCCGCCCCCGGCGCAAGCCGCCGAGCAGAAGCCCGACACTCCTCCCGCTGTGCAGGCGCAAGCCGGCAAGCGGGCAGCCGCTCCGAAGCGGTCGAACCCGTTCACGAGCAGAGGGAGGTAGGATGGCCTACCAGCAGTCCGACCTCGACCGGCTCGACGCCGCGATCGCCAGCGGCGTGCGCGCGGTGACGTTCGCCGACGGCCGGAAGACCGAGTATCAGAGCCTCGATCAGCTCCTCGCGGCGCGCAAGGTGATCGCCGGGCAGATCGAGATGGCAGCAACGACGAAGTCCGCCCTCGTGCGCCGTCGCGTGCCTGTTTTCCGGTCAGGTCTCTGACGCGGTGTCGCCCGACGACTATATTCGCGCCAGTCAGGCGCGCCGGGAAGAGCGTGCGCGCACAGCGTCGGCGAGGCCCAGCCGCCCCGCGCGGAGCAAGTTCGGCGCTCGCGCTGCCTACGACGGTGCGACCCAGGGTCGCCGTGCCGCCAATTGGCGCCGCACGCGCTTGGACGCGAACGCCGAGCTCAACCCGGCGGTGCAGGCGCTACTGCGCGGGATCGCGGCTGACCTGGTGCGGAACAATCCCTTCGCCGCTCGCGGCGCGGCGAAAGTCGCCGAGGCGATTGTCGGGACCGGCATCACGTTTCAGGTCTATCGCGACGGGAAGGTCGACGACAATCTGAACGCGATCGCGCGGCGCCACCTCGACCGGCCGACCTGCGACGCGTCTGGGCGCAGCGATCTTTACGGAATGCAGCTTCAAGCGGCTCGCACCATCGTCGAGCGCGGCGGCGCGGTAGTGCGGCGGCGGTGGCGGCGGAAGTCGGACGGGCTCCCCCTGCCCTTCCAGATGCAGGTTCTCGAGCCGGACTATATCGACCCGTCGCATAACGGGCCGCTGTCCAGCCAGCCTGGCGTGAACGGCGGCTTCTGCATCAACGGCGTACAGTTCAGCCCGATCGGCCAGCGCGAGGGCTACTGGCTCTACAATGGGCATCCTGGCGGCAATCGTGTGGACCGGCTCGGCTCGACCTACGTCAAGGCCGAGGACATCGCGCACGTCTTCCGCGCCGATCGGCCGGAGCAGGAGCACGGCGCCACCTGGTTCGCGCCGGTCATCCTGCGAATGCGCGACTTCGCCGACTATGAGGACGGCCAGCTCACCCGCCAGAAGATCGCGTCGGCCTTCGTGGGCGTCGTCAAGGGCGAGGACGCCGGCGGGCGCATTCCCGGCATCGTAACCGAGGGGGAAGAGGGCGAAGAAGGCGCGGGAGAGGGCCTCTATGACGAGCGCGAGCCGCTCGATTACGTCGAGCCCGGCACGTTCCAGTATCTGCGCGATGGCGAGGAGGTCACCTTCTCCAACCCGCCCGGTGTCGAGGGCTACGCCGACTATTCGAAGGTCTCGCTCCGCGCGGTCGCGGTCGGTCTGGGCGTCCCTTACGAGGTTCTGACCGGCGATCTGTCCGGGGTCAGCTTCATCTCCGGCCGCCTCGGCCGCCTCGAATACCGCGACACGGTTCTCGCCTGGCAGTGGCTCATGTTCATCCCGCAATTCTGCGGTTCCGTGGAGCGCTGGCTCCTGGATGCCTTCGAGTTCGTCGGCGAGGACATCAGGGGAGTGGAGGTCCGCTGGACCCCGCCGCCCACCAAGATGCTGGATCCGGCGACGGAGATCGCGGCCAACCGGGACGCTGTCCGCTCTGGTCAAGCGACCATCTCATCGCTGGCGCGCGAGCGCGGCGAGGACCCCGACAAGTTCCTGGCTGAGTGGGCGGAAGATGCCCGCCGCCTCGATGCCCTTGGGCTCATCTTCGACAGCGACCCGCGGAAAGTCACCGCGGTCGGCAACCCGACCAACCTCACCGACGCCGTGAAAGCGCGCGCGCAGCGGGAGCAGCCGTAGCATGGATATCCTGATCTACGGAATCGTAGGCGACGAGTGGGACGGCCTCGACGCCAAGACACTCTTCGGCCTCATAAACGGTTCCGACGAGGACATCGTCGTCCGCATCAATTCGCCGGGCGGCTACGTCATGGAGGGGCTGGCGATCTTCAACGCGCTGGCCGCCGCCAAGGCCGCTGGCCGCAAGGTGACCGTCCACATCGACGGCCTCGCTGCCTCGATGGCGTCCGTGATCGCGATGGTCGGCGACGAAATCACCATGGCGGACAACGCCTTGATGATGATCCACAACCCGTGGGACGTTGCGATCGGCGACGCGCGCGAACTCCGGGCCGCGGCCGACAAGCTCGACGTCATCCGCGATCAGCTGGTTCGCATCTATTCCGGGAAGACCGGCCTCGCTGCCGACGATCTCATCCCGATGCTCGACGCCGAGACCTGGCTCGCCTCCGAGCAGGCGCTCGAGCAAAACTTCATCACGTCCATCACCGAGGCGTCCAGCGCCGCGGCCTGCGACGTCACCGCATTCGGGTTCCGCAAGGCCCCGGAAACCCCGCGCATCTCCGCGATGGCGATGATCGGGAAGCCCAAGGCAGCCGCCGGGCGCCCTACCCAGGAGAACCCCATGAACCTCTATGAGACCCGCGCGGCGCTCGTGGCCGCGATCGATGCCTTCCAAAAGGGAGGCGGCACCCAGGCCGAGATCGACAAGATCCGGAAGTCTGCCGTCGCGCTGAGCGCGGAAGACGCCCTGCCCAAGACCGGAGCGCTCGCGCTCACCCCCGCCGAGAACCCCGCCCCGGGCGGCACCATCTCGGCCGCCGATGCGCAGGCGCGCGCGGACGCCGCGGTCGCGACCGAGCGCACCCGCGTCTCGACGATCCGCTCCCTGTGCGCGAAGCACGGCCTCGCCAACGACTTCACCGACAAGCTCGTGAACGACGGCACCGCGCTCGCCGCGGCGCGCGAGCAGATCCTCGACAAGCTCGCTGAGCAGGGGGATGCGGCCAACATTGGGCATAACAGCCCGGCGCGCGTGACCCAGGACCAGCGCGACAAATTTCGCGAGGGCGCGACCAACTGGATCCTCGTCAAGGCGGGCGTCGCCCATCTTGTCGAGAAGGCGGCGGCGATGCGCGGCGAGACCGTGAAGCTCGATCCGGGCGAGTTCCGCGGCGTCAGCAACGTCGATCTCGCTCGCGAGGCGCTGGGCAACGCGAACATCGCGCTGCCCAGTCGCAGCCCCGACGCGATCGTGCGTGAGGCGATGACCGCGCGCTCGGCGATCACCCAGACGACCAGCGACTTCCCGGTCCTGTTCGAGACGGCCGTGCATCGCACGCTGCAGGCGGCCTATGCCACCACGCCGGACACCTGGTCGCGTTTCTGCGGCACGGGCACGGTCACCGACTTCCGCCCGCACAGCCGCTACCTGCGCGGCTCGTTCGGCGCCCTCGATCAGGTGAACGAGGCCGGCGAGTTCAAGAACAAGCCGATCCCCGACCTGGCGAAGGAGCTGATCCGCGCGAAGACGGTCGGCAACATGATCAACCTGTCGCGACAGGCGATCATCAACGACGACATGGAGGTCTTCTCCGGCCTCGCCGTCGACCTCGGCCGCGCGGCGAAGCTGACGATCGAGATCGACGTCTACGCGCTGCTCAACAGCAACCCGACCATGAACGACGGCCTGCCGCTGTTCCACGCCAACCACGGCAACCTCGCCGCGTCTGGCGCCGCCATGTCGGTCGCCGCCTGGGACGCGATCGGCGTCGCGATGTCCTCGCAGAAGGACATCTCGGGCAACGAGTTCCTCGAGATCGAGCCGTCGGTGCTGCTGGTGCCGCGCGCGCTGCGCGGCCTCGCCGTCACGATCAACGGGAGCGAGTACGATCCCGACGCCGTGAACAAGCTGCAGAAGCCCAACATCGTGAAGGGCATGTTCGGCGACATCGTCGCCACCCCGCGCCTGACCGGCACCGCCTATTACGCCTTCGCCGACCCCACGGTCGCGCCGGCGTTCGAGGTCGTGTTCCTCAACGGCGTCACCGAGCCCTTCACCGACAGCCAGGATGGCTGGCGCGTGGATGGCGTCGAGTGGAAGGTTCGTCACGACTATGGCGTCGGCGGCGTGAACTTCCGGTCGGCCTACAAGCAGCCGGGCGCGTAACCGCTCACCTGTCCAGCGCGGGAGGGTGAGCATCGCCCTCCCGCATCGGGAGACACCCCATGAAGTTCATCAAGCTCCTGACGTCGGCGTACGTGGGCGGCGCGCTGCGGCACCCGCACGAAGGCGTCCTCCACGTCGAGGATGGCGAAGCCGATCGCCTGTTCGGCGAAAACGCCGCCGAAGACGTCACCTCCGACTTCTCCACCAAGGAGAACAAGGAAACGCCGGTCGAGCACATCGCGGCCGACGGCGGCGATGCCGACGAGATCGCCGGCGAACCCCACCAATCCGAGGTCGCCCCCCAGGCGTCCGACGGCGACAAGCCGCAGCGCCGCAAGGCCGCGGGCAGCAAGGAGTAAGCCGACATGGCGCGCAACTTCGTTCAGACCGGCGAGGCGTTCACCGTCACCGCCCCCGCCGCCGTCGCCTCGGGCGCTGGCATGCTCGTCGGCGTCGCCTTCTTCGTCGCCCTTTTCGACGCCGCGCAGGGCGCCCCGGTGGAGGCCAAGCGCACCGGCGTTTGGGATCTCGCCAAAGCGACCGGCGAAGCCTGGGTGGCGTTCACCACCAAGCTCTACTGGGACGCGACCAACAAGCGCGTCACGTCCACCTCGACCAGCAACACCTTCATCGGCGTACCGACGCAGGCGCAGGCGAGCGGTGACACGGTCGGCCGCGTGCTGCTGACCGGGCAGATCACCTAATCCAGATCGCGCGCGTCCCTCCCTGTTCGCGCGCGGGCGGGGTCGGCTGGCCCCCTTCGGCCGGCCCCGCTTCCTCCTTCCCCGGAGCGTCGCATGAAGAAGATCATCTTGATCGGCGCTGCGCCGGTCCATGGCGTGATCCGCTACCCCTCGGAGGGGGCGTTCACCGTCTCTGCCTCGGCGCCAAAGGACGCGGACGATCGCGTCGTCACCGCCGATGAGGCGAACGCGCTGGTCGACGTTGGCCTCGCGGTCGAGGACGATGTCGATGCGCTGAAGGTCGCAGAACTGCGCGATCTCGCCGCCAAGGAAGGTGCCGACGTCGGCCCGGCCGCCAAGAAGGCCGAGCTCGTCGAGGCCATTCGCGACAACCGCAGCAACGAGGCCTGACCATGACGGCTACTCCATTCCCCGCCGGCACGAAGATTTCCCGCACTGTTGGCACGGAGGAACTTGGCCTTGCGCTGATCCTCGATTCCGTCGGCGCAGACGTGCTTGGCCTTGTGACGGCCAACCCGGCCGCCTTCTCCGCGCTCGGGCGTCTGAAGACGATCGCCGACCTGCTCACCGCCATCGGCACCAACACGGATCAGCTTGAGGGCTACCTCGACACCGTCGAGGCGCTGCTCGGCACCAACAACACCGCCACGGCCTCCACGGCGCCGGCGGACGACATCTTTTCGATCACGCCGAGCGATTCGGTCGCGCTTGCGACGGTGCCGAAGGCGCTTCTCGTGCTGACCGCCGGCAATGTCGCGGTGCGCGGTACGGGCAATAACCCCGTGACGATTCCGGTCGTCGCCGGCCAGATCCTCCCCATCCGGGCGCGGTACGTCTACGCGACGAACACGACGGCCACGGTTGTCGGGCTGGTCTGAGCCATGATCCTCCCGCTCCTCATCGAAGCGGGCGCGATCCCGCTCCAGTCGAGCGGCGGCTTTGGCGCGTTCGACGTCGCCCCGGAGCGGATCGCGATCGCGGCCAAGGTGCAGACGCTCCAGGTGATCGGCGCCAGCCTCCCGCTGGGCGCCGCAGTCTGGACGCAGCCCTTTGACCCCGCCGACAATCGCCCCTTCGGCTTCTCTTTCGTCGACCAGCTGGACGCGGACGACACAATCGCGTCGATCGAGCGCATCTCGCTCTCTTCCACGGCTGCGGCGCTGGGGCTCGTCATCGACGAGAGCGCAGGTCATAGCCCGGTGATCGACCAGGATGAGCCCGTCCGCCTCCAGCTGTGGTTCGCCGTCACGGAGGGCTTCCAGTCGGCCTCGTCATTCGATCTCGCCGGAACGCAGATGCGCGTCGCGTTCAAGATCAAGTCGACGAAGGGCCACACGATCGAACGCTCCGGCGTCCTGACGGTGCGCCAGCAATGATCGTCGACAACGGCGAGCGGAAGCGGCTGGAAATCCCCGGCGTCTTCTCCGGCATGGCCGGCGTGGCCGGGCCGTTCGTGTCGTTCATTCCGAACCGGCGCGGCAAGGAGCCGGAGGATGCCCGCGGCGCCACCTTGGAGGGCGTGCCGGTTGTCCTCAAGCCGGTGAAGGAGGCCAGCGGTCCTTTCTGGACCTCGCGCTACGAGGTGGTCGAGTGACCATCGCCGAAATGCGCGCGATCCTCGGTCTAGGCCCGGACGTGCCCGACGCGGAGGTCGTGGCTGCCTACGTCGAGTGGGCCGGGCTCGGCGCTGCGCTGTCCACCGGCGACGTCGTCGTCCCCTATGACCCGATCGGCTCCGCTCTCGACGCCCACTTCGACTCCATGTGGTCGCTTGAGGCGGTCTTCACTCCGCCGAACGAGCCGCCTCTGCCCGACCCGATCCGGGTCATCCGCAGCCAGCCCGACGAGGTCGTCAGCATGGGTCAGAGCGCGGTGATCCAGGGCACGAACATCTTCGAGATGCGGCTTCGCGAAGTCCTGGCGCCGAAGAAGGGCGCGACCCTCACGATCGCTGGCCGCGTCTTCCAGTTGAAGGGCGAGGCCATGTTGGACGTCGAGGGGCTCACCTGGCGCATGGGCGCGGTAGCCGCCTGATGCTGTCGGCCAAGTCGCTGGGCTTCTCCGGCATAGCGGACGATATCGAAGGCGAGATCGCGAGCATCGCGACCGGAGCGATGCGCGAGACGGCCGAGGCCACCCGCGACGAGTTGCGGGCGCAGACGGTCTCGGTCGGCCTCGGTGGCCGACTCCCGAACACCTGGACCGCGCGCGCCTATCCGGGCGGCACGAAGAACAGCATCAACCCCGCGGGCATCGTCTATTCGCGCGCGCCCGACATCATGGACGCCTTCACGCGCGGCGCGACGATCAGGCCGGTGGCCGGCGCGAAGTACCTCTGGATCCCGACCGAAAACGTCCCCCGGGCGCGCAGCCGCACCTCCGGCTATCGCCGGGTCCAGACCGGGAGCGGCTCCCGCCCCCTTCGCATCAAGGCCGGCGCCCTGACCCCGGAAGAGTGCGAGAACCGCTTCAACACGGATTTCGTCATCAAGAAGGGCAAGGCCGGCAGGCTGCTCGCCTTCATGGATCTGGTGAAGGGCCGCGGCGGCGGGGTGCGGATGCCGACCAAGGGCCGCCTGCGACAAGGCCGCGCCCCCTCACTCGTCCTCATGTTCACCCTCACCCGGAGCGTGAAGATGCCAAAGTATTTCGACCTCGACGCGAGCGCAGAGCGGTGGGTGACCCGCTACGACCAGGCGCTGACCACGCGGCTGGGTCGATGAGCAAGCGGAACGACGTACTGATGGCCGTGATCGCCATGATCGCGGGCGCCTTGCCCGCGGCGGAGGTGATCGGCCTGACTGACGACGACGCGCGCGCGGCGCGGGTCGGTAGCGGCGGCCGAGTCGTGGTCTACTCCGGCGACCCCGGTGAGCCCGAGATCGACCTGAGCCCCCTCACCTACAACTGGCAGCATCAGATTCCGGTCGAGATCATCTTCGACGACGAGCTCGCGCTGGACGCCGCGCTGATGGCGATCGGCGCCGCCATCGTCGCGGACCGCCAACTGGGCGGCCTGTGCGAGTGGCTCGACGCTGACGCGCCCACGACCGAGACGATCCTTGCCGAAGGTGGCGACGGCCAGCGCGGCGCGCCGCTCAACATCGTCGCCTCCTACTCCACCACCTCCCCCCTGACCTGAGCGAAGGACCGCACCATGGCACTTCCCACCCGCGCCCGCGGTTCGAATGCGCGCGCCGTCGGCGCGTTCGAAACGACCCCCGGCACCGTGCCGGCGAGCAGCGCCAGCTGGTTCCAGATCCCCTTCGTCAGCCACGGGCTCGGCGAAGAGCGCGGACTGATCGAAAGCGACCTGCTCGGCCAGGGGCGCGAGATGCAGGACCCGACGCCCGACGTCGCGAACAACGACGGCGACATGGTCGTGCCGGTCGACGCGCGGAACTTCGGTCGCTGGCTGCGTCTGTTCTTCGGCGACCCGACGGTCACCGGCTCCGGTCCGTTCACTCACGTCTTCAAGTCGGGTGCGCTGGGGCTGCCCTCCATGTCCGTCGAGATCGGCGCGCCGGAGGTGCCGGCCTTCTCCGTCCACCGCGGCCTCCGCGGCAATCAGCTGCGGATCCAGCTTCAGCGCAGCGGCCTGCTCAACGCGACGTGCAGCCTGATCGGAATCGGCGAGACCGATTCCACGAACGCCACGGTCGGCGCAGGCAGCCCCTCCGCGCTCGCCACCGTCCGCTTCCCGCAGGCGACCGGCTTTATCCGCAAGGACGGGCAGCTGCTCGGCAGCATTGTCGGCGCCGACTTCACCTATTCGAACAACCTCGAGAAGATCGAGACCATCCAGCCCGACGGGCGTATCGAGGACAGCGACCCCGGCATGTCGGGGATCACCGGCTCAATCACGGGCCTCTTCAAGGACACGGCGCTGCTCGCCGCGGCATCCAGCAATCCGCCCACGCCGATGGAGATCGGCGTCGGCTGGACCGTCGGCGCCCATTCGCTGACCTTCCTGCTTGGCCGGATCTTCCTGCCCCGCGTGAAGCGGCCAATCTCGGGGCCGAACGGCATCCAGCAGCAGTTCAACCTGATGGGTGCCAAGGCGGCCAGCGGCTTCTCGGTCGTCACCACGCTGGTGAACGACGTGCCGAGCTACACCGCCTGATGCTGATCGTCCGGAAGCCGCAGGAGCCCGCCTGGACGCCGGTGCTCGGCGCTCAGGTGCTGTTCGCCCCGATCGACCGAGCGATGATGATGCGCGCCCGCCGCGCGGCGCGCGAGGCGTCGCAGGACCTCGCGGAAGGGGTCGACCCGGCCGACCTGATCGACGACCTCAGCACCACGGTCAGCCGCGTCCTCATCCTGGAAGGCGCGCTGAACTGGCAGGGCGTTCGGGTGCTCAGCGATGCGGAGGACGAAGGCCCCGGTGAGGAGCTCCCATTCTCGCGCGAGAACCTCGAGATGGCGCTCGCCGACCCGGTCACCTTCGACGCGTTCGAAGACGCCTACGTCACGCCCTTCGCGCTCCGCGAGCGACAGCAGGCCGAGCCGGGAAACGCCTCGTCCGCCTCGCCGGCTGGCACTGGGGCGAAGGCGGAGATGCAGCCCAGCGATACTGCCACCTCTCCTGCGTCGCCGAAAGCGGCCGGCGATGCGGCTCCTGTCCGTACGTTGTCGAAGAGCCCCGAACCCCGGAAGAAGAAGACGTCTGGCAAGTCCTGACGTCCTGTGACCGCCAGCTTCGGACTGGCGGGATGGGGATGCCGATCGGGCTGGACTTCGGCGCGATCATGACCATGGGCGCCCACCTCGGCGCCGACATGGAACTGCTCGCGGGTGTCCTGCCCCGGATCGAACCCATCATCATCAGCAACCTGTCCGGCGATGAGTCGGAGGCTGGCGACGAGCCGGTCGATAGCGGAACGGAGGACTGATGGCACGTCAGATCGCGATCCGCCTCGGCACCGAGGGCAAGGCGCAGGTCGTTGCCGACCTCGATAGCATCGGGAAGACCGGCGACGCCGCCTTCAACCGCGTCGCGCGCGCCGCGGAGCGCGCCGGCCGCGATGCCGACGCCGCGATCGCGCGGGCCAACCAGCAGGCGAGCAAGCTGGCCGCCCTCATGCCGGGGCTCAACCCGGCCAAGCTCGACATGGCGGCGGGCATCCAGGAAGGGACGCGCAAGTCGGCGGAATCGTCGGCCGCGGTCTTCTCCGCTGCCTACGCGCAGATGGAGCGACGCGCGGAAGCGCTGCGCCAGGCGCTAGACCCGGTCTACGCCGCGCAGCAGCGGTTCAACAAGGAGGTTGGCGACGCCCGCACACTGATCGCCGCGGGCGCGATCTCGCTGGACGAGTATGTCGCCGTCCTTCGCCGCGAGCAGGCCGCACTGGATGCGGTCGGCGCGCAGAATGGGCAGGTGGTGCGGTCGAGCGGCGCGCTCGGTCAGGCAATGGCGGGCGCCTCTTACCAGGTGCAGGATCTGGTGACCCAGATCAGCATGGGCGCCAATCCGATACAGGCGTTTGTGGTGCAGGGCGGCCAGCTCGCCGGCCAGTTCATGAACGTTGGGGGCAAGGCCGAGGCGGTCGCGCGCTTCATCATGGGGCCGTGGGGGCTGGCGATGCAGATCGGCCTGATGGCGCTCACCCCGCTGGTCAATATGCTGTTCAAGAGCAGCGAGGCTTCGGACGCGGCGAAGAAGTCGGCGGAGGAGCAGCGCCGCGCGCTCATCGCCCTCCAAGATGCTCAAGAGAAGGCCATCCTAACCGCGGAGCGGAAGCAGGCGATCGACGTCGCCGCGCTGAAGACCGCGTTCGATACCGCCATGGCGACCCGCCAGCAGACGCAGGCCCTGTTGCAGCAGGCGCTCCAGGAAGAGCGGGTCGCCAACCAGCGGGCGCAGGGGCCGGGGCAGCGCGGCGAGATTGCGGCGCTCGGCGCACCCATCGCGAGCGGCCGCGCCGCGGCGCTGGAGAAGCAGCTGGCGGACAACACCCGCGAGATGGCGGAGGCGCGCAAGGCATTCGATCTCGGCTTCGGTCGCCTCGTCGGCATGAAGGTCGACGCTCGGTCGAACCCAACCGGGCTCGTGAACGCGCAGTATGAGGCCGCGAGGTCCGAGGCCATGCGCAGCCTGGCGGGCGACCCGGAGCGCCTTGCGGCGCGTCTGCGCAGCCTCAACACCACCCGAGACGCCGAGCTTGAGCGGATCAAGAAGCTGGAGGAGGCCGAGCGCAAGCTGGGCGAGGTCCGGCGCGACGGCGAGACGCTGACCGCGAATGCTGTGTCCAAGATGCTGCGCGGCGCCCTGCCCGGTGTCCAGATCACCAGCACCACGGGCGGCAAGCACGTCGCGAACAGCTACCACTACCGTCCCGGCGGTCAGGCTGTCGACTTCGTCCCGGCCGGCGGCATGTCGTCGATGACGAAGGCCGACGTCCGACGCATCTTCGAGAGCCGCGGAATCCAGATCGTCGAATTGCTCGGCCCTGGCGACAAGGGGCACAGCGATCACTTCCACGTCGCGTGGACCAAGGGGAAACTGGCGCTCGACGACTTCACCGATGCCGCCAAGCGCGCGCGCGACGAGGCGGAGATGCTGAACGGCATCCTCTCCGACGCGCGCGGCGTCGATGTGGGGCAGATCCTGGCGGCGCAGGCGGCGCAGCGCGCGGAGGCAGTGCGCAACCTCGTGGGCAACGACGATCCGCTAAAGGTAGCTTCGGGTCAGGAGATTCAGGCGGTGGACGCGGCCGAGCGGGAGGTGGAGCAGAACCGCATTCAGGCCGGCAAGGAGCGCGTCCAGCAGCTGGCGAACTTCTATCAGACGGTCTTCAACAACGGCACGGGATCGATCTGGGACATGTTCAAGCAGCGGGGAATGGCCGTGCTGGCCGACCTGTTGGCGAAGTGGACACTTGGCAGCGGCGGGGACAGCGGAATCGCCGGAGCGATCGCGGGGCTTCTGCGCGGCGGCAAATCTGACGCCCAGCTCGGCGCCGATATCGCTTCGTCCGCAAATGCCGCTCTTGCGACGATACCCAAACTTGCCGGGGGAACGGAATACTGGGCGGGCGGCACCGCCTTGCTCGGTGAGCATGGGCCGGAGCGCGCATGGCTACCGCGGGGCACGCGCGTGTCCCCCGCCGGGCTGACGCGTCGAGGCATGGCTGGAAACGACAACCCCGCGCCGTCGACGATCACCGCGACTTTCCACAACACCTACCGGTTCGAAGGCGTGGCGATCACCCAAGAGCAGTTTGTGGCCGGCCTCCAGGCGACGCAGCAGGCGACGATGCAGCGCATCAGCGACCTCAATCGTCGGAGGGCCTGATGCCGGACATCTTGTGGCCTGAGGATCTGCGACCGTCAGCACAGACCTTCTATCTGCAACCGCATGTCGGAGGCCAGGAGAGCCCCCTCACCCGCACGCGAAAGGTCTATGGCCTGTCGGCGCCGCGGTGGATTGCCCGCGTGACCCTGACCGCGCGCGCATGGGGAGGCGGCGCTCAGGCGATCCGAGCGGGCAGGATCGAAGGGCTGATCGCCGATCTTGAGGGTGGACTGAATCGCCTCTCCCTGTGGGACTTCCGGCGCGAGACGACGATCCGGCCTCAGTCGATCACTGCCACCCTCACCACGGTCGCGGCGTCCCGCGGATCAACGACCATGTCGATCGCCGGCTTCTCGCCGTACTCAACGGCATTCAGCGTTGGAGACTACGTGGGCGGCGATGGTCGGCCGCACCTGGTGACCGCGGTCTCGATCGCTGGGCCTGATGGGGTGGCGCAGGTCACGTTCAAGCCGCCGCTTTCCGCAGATGTGCCGTCCGGCCCCGCCGTCGTCAGCCGCGTGCCGGGCTGGTTCCGCCTGATGTCGGAGGATGCGGGCAACAACGACACCGCAGCGCGCCAGCGCACGAGCTACACGCTCGAGTTCGTCGAGGCACTGCCATGAGCGGCCTCCGCAACCTTCCCCCGCCGCTGGCCGAGGAGATCGAGCAGCCAGCACTTCGCCCTTTCCTCGGCGTGCACATCGACCTTCCGGACCCGGTATTCGCGGTGACCGGCAATGCAACGATCAGCTTCGGCGGACAGGAGTGGTCAGCGATCGGCGGCCTCGGCCAGATCGATGTGATCGGCGAGGGCTCCGACGGTTCCTCTACCGGCGTTCGCGCGACGATCTACCAAGTGCCCAGCGAGTTCCGCGACGATGTTGCCGATCAAGCATTGCGCGGCTGCCTCTACGAGCTTTGCGTCGGCGCGCTGGATGCCAGCTATCAGGACGTGATCGGCTTCAAGACAATCTGGAAAGGGCGCCTGGACACGTACGAGATCGTCGATGCGGGCGAGACGATCACCGTCACCGCTGGCGGCGAGAGCCGAATGCGAGATCAGCGCCGGCCGGCAATCAAGCGCTTCACCGATTGGTGGCAGCAGCGTCGCCACCCAGGCGACCGGTTCTTCGAATACGTCAGCCGAATGACCGAAGTGCCGGTGCTTTGGGCTAAGGCCAAGCAGGAGTCCGTGCTGTGACCGCGGCCTGGGAAGCTCACTGCGGCGACCTGTGGCGCGCTCATGTGCTGGCCGCTACCGGGCGCGACATCTGCGATGTTGTGGGTCCGTCCCCCCGGCGTCCCGCCGACTGGACGGCAATGATGCGTCGGCTCGGCGTGCGGTCGATGGATGGCGTGCTCTCGGCGTTTCACGGTGACCCGATCACGTCGCGACGCGCCATGCGTGGGGATATCGTGCGGCGTGGCTGGGCCATAGGCGTCTGCCGTGGGGACAGGGCCGAGTTCATTGGCGGCGAAATGGTCTCAATGAGCGAGGTTGATGTGGCTTGGCGACTACAGGCAGCGCCGCACCTCGCGCACGACACGACCTCCCGAAACGCCTCGAAGCAGCACATGCCGGCGCTCCCCAGCGACGATGCCGATGCGCGTCACCGTTCGACCGAAATTGGTGAATAGCACGCGCGTGACCCCGCCCACTTCAGGCAGCACGCTGGGGTTCGCAAGGTAGCCTAGCCTCTCAGCGAAGCATGAGGCGAGCTCGCCCGCAGGGCGCACGCTCTCAAAGCTCTTCTTCACCTTCGGCTCCGCAGTCGCGGCTGAAATTGCCGCCAGAGCCGCCGCAGCGGCGAGAATCGTCAACCGGATCATGCCGGTAGCATAGCGAGGGGTCAGGATGGGGAAAGTGGTCAAGGCGGTGGCCGTAATCGCTGTTGCTGCCGCGATCGCCTACTTCGCCCCTCAACTCGCGCCAGCGTTTCTGACCGCAGCCATAGGAAGCACCGCTGCAACCGCCGCTGTGGCGGCCGCTCTGACCTTGGCCGTCGGCGCAGTTACGTCCGCACTGACACCTCGCCCCTCGACAAATGCTGCCCCTTCCGTCTTTCGACAATCCGTCGCAAACAGCTTCATCGTCTACGGCAAGCGACGTGTCGGCGGCCTGCTGGTGTTCTTCCATCCGGCCAAGATCAACGGCAACAATTACCGCTACTTCGTGATCGCGGTGGCCGGACACCGCTGCAAGGGCGTGCTGCGCTGGTTCCTGAACGACGAGGTCGTGACAGTGAACGCGCAGGGGCTGGTCACCAGCGGCGCCTACAAGAATCGGGCGTGGCTGTGGTTCGGGCGCGGCACTGACGGGAACGAGGCACCCAACGTCTTCCTGACCGAGACGAGCGGCAAATGGACGACCGCTCACGCTGGCAAGGGCGTCGCCAAGATATACGCTCAGTTTCAGATGACGGACGAGGTTGTGCAGGCAGGGATGCCGAACATCACGGCCGAGATCGAGGGCAAGGACGACATCTACGACCCCCGGACCGACGCCCGCGGCTACACGCGCAACGCGATCCTGATATTTTACGACTGGTTGGCGATGGCTCGCGAAGTCGGCGGCTTCGGTGCCTACGAGGATGAGATCGACTGGGACTGGGTGTCGGCCCAAGCAAACGTCTGCGACGAGCTCGTGCCTATCCCCGGCGGCCAAGAGCTCCGATATGAGTTCGACAGCTACATCACGGCCGGGGCCGCGCCGAGCGAGGTCCGCGACACCTTCGTCACCTGCTGCGCGGGCACCTTCACCTACTCCAATGGCAAGATGCTGCTGCGACCGGGCTACTACGTGCCGCCCTCAGCGACATTGTCCGAAGCCGATCTGGCAGGGCCGATTACGGTTCCTGCGCTGCGGGCTGGAGACGAAATCGCGACTGAGGTTGCCGGCACCTATGTGGAGCCAGAACGCTATCAGGCAGCAGACGTGCCCACACGATCGGTGCCGTCCGACGATGTCCGCCAACAGGCGTTCGACCTCCCGCACATCACGTCACCATACCGGGGGCAGCGGATCCTTGAGGCGTACCTCCGCAAGTCCCAGGCTGAGCGCCGTGTTTCCTGGCCAATGAACATCATGGGCATCGGCATTTCAGCGCTCGACACGGTGCAGCTGGGGACTCCTCGATATGGCCTCTCCAACTACGCCTTTCAGGTCACCGGCTGGGGGCTGGCTCCGGACTTCTCCGTCTCGCTGCAACTCGAGGAGCACAACCCCGAGATGTTCGACTTCACCGCCGACATGTACCGCCAGCCGGGCGAGACCCCCGACCTCGTGCGCGCCGAGCCGATCGGCGACGCGCGCGCCGCGCACCAGATCATCAGTGGCACGCAATCGGTCACCTACCCGATCACCAGCGACGACGATTCGGTCACCATCGCGGCATTCGACGCAACGATCGACACGGGCGCCCGCATCTCGTTCCCGGCCCATGTCCGGAGCGGCTTGGTGGCGTCCTCTACCTACGTTGTGCTGTGGAGCCTCACGGCCAACGCGTACGTCGTCGAGGTCTCAGGATCGAGCGCCGCGAACGATGCGCTCGCCGATGGTTCGAACGTCATCGTTCAGTACGTCAGCACGGCCGCGGCGGATGGGACTTATCCGAGCAGCCCGACGCCGCCTGGAGGCTGGGGCGGTGGTGGCTATGGGGGCGGCGGTCCCGGTCAGCAGCAACAGCAATGACCGCGGCTCTCCCTCAGAACCGGCGCCTTTACGCCATTATCCGCAAGCGGGCGGGTGGCGGGCGCGTCCTGCGGCTGACCACGTCCGAACATCCGGACATGACGGACGCGCACGGCGCCCTGATCTGGCGTGGTGAGCTCATGGCCGGCGCAGAGTTGGATATCGACCTGCTCGCTGAAACGTCAGCGGTAACTCTAGGCGCCGTGTCACTGACGCAGAAGGCGACCGTCGCGTTGGTCCCAGGCGTCCGTCGCCTCACGATCGCTACGCCAACCGCATGGGGCGTCAAAGCGGGACAGGTACTGACGATCGCACCTACGTCCGTCGTCGCCGGCTATGCCGTCCATGACGTCGTCGCGACCGCGGAAAACGAGATCTCGGTCGGACTCACCTGCCCGGCGCTCGCGATCGGGGCGAGCTTCACCATCCCGGCGAAGCTGATCCGCTTCACCTGACCTTCGGAGACATCGATGGCAACGACTGCGCGGCTGGACCTGTCGGTCTGGCGGAATGACGACGTGTACGAGTTGCCGCTCCGGGTGCGTGGGCTCGACTTGTCGTCGATGGCGCTGCGGATGCAGGTTCGGCTGCTTCCCGACTCACCGGGCGCGCCGCTGATCGACCTCGTCAAGGTCACGAACGGCAACGCGGAAGGGCTGCGAGTAGCGGGCGTGTCGGTCGTTGACGGGGTGACGACCTCTGATCTGCGCATCCGGATCAACAAGAGCACACTCGCTGGGCTGCCCTACGCCGGCGAGATCGGGGACGCGAGCCCGCTCAGCTACGCGCTGCTGATCGGCGGGCGCACCCGCCTTGTCGGCGATTTCGTCGTGCTGGCGCACACCTATGGGTCGGATGCCGCGCCGGCATCCCGGCCCGCCTCGTCGGGCACCCGCAGCGCCTCAAGCCCCACCACGGGAGCTACCCTGACGATCTCGGCCGATCAGACGGTCGAGCTGACGATCGACGGGGCGGACATGGCGATCGCCGCGGCCGAGCGGGCGGAGGTCGCGCAGGCCGGCGCCGAGATGGCGGCCGCTTCGGCCTCCGCGGCCAGCCGCTATTTCGCCACGCGGGCCGCTGGAGAAGCGGGTTCTACCGTCAACCAACTCTTTTCGACCGACGACGGCGCGGGGGTCCTGATCTATTACCGGCGCACGTCGGGAGGTTCGATCGAGATCGGACGGGCGCTGACACCCGCCGCCTTGTCGTCGCCTACCGGCCCGGCGCTAGTCGGGCGCTTCGTCTCCGTCACAGCCCTGCTCGCCTCGACCGATGCGGCGCGGGGGCAAGGCCGCGCCTGGCAGGCTGGCGCGGTTCAATACCTCGAGGCCGCGCCTGACGCAGCCGACCAGCACGTCACCACAGCAGGAAGCGTGAAGCTTTACGCGGTGCCGATCGCCGAAACGCTGACGACGCAGTCTTTCGGCATCGATCCCGGCAACACGTCGGCCGTCAATTCGGATCGCCTGCTGAAGCTGCTTAATGCCGCCAATGGGCGCGTCATCGTGGCACCTCCGGGGCGGCTCAAGGCGGCCGTTACCTTCGGCGGCCCTGTCAATATCCGGGGTGCGGGCGCGCCTGCGATCAACGCCAGCCGCACCGCTCTGGAGGGCGGCACCATCATCGAGGGCGCGCTGACCTTCACGCACCCGGTGGTCGACCTCTCCGACTTCGGTGTTGATCATGGCTCCGCGGTGTTCACGAGCGGGTCGGATGCGCTAAAGATCAGCGCGGCGACCTACAATAGCGGTCAGCGTGCGACCCTTCGCAACATCGTCGCGCTGGGCCGGAGCGATACCGACACGTTCCACGCCATCCTCTTGGAGGGCTACGCCCAGGCTTTCCTCGAGAATGTCGTCGGGTCGACCAATCAGTATTGCTTCGCGATCAAGTCGCGGAACGTGCAGTTCAAGGGGCTGCACGCGATCGGCGGCCAGAACGGCGTCATCTTCAAGTCAGACGGTACGAGCGCCGGCTCGGGCTCCCTTTCGAACGTCACCGGCACCGGCCTCATCATCGCCGGCAACGCGAACACGGTGTATGGCGTCCGCGTCCTTGCGGACAATCAGTCCATCTCCAACATTGCGGTCGACAATCTCAATATTGGCGACGTCGATTATGGCCTCGTCATCGAGGCGGCGGCCGGAGTTGCGATCTCCGAGATACAGTTCCGCGGCGGCAACGGCCGCAACATCCGCAAGTTCGGCATTCAAACCGGGGGCGCCGGCGCGCTCTACGAAGCGCTATTCGACGGATTCAACCTGGTAGAGCTCGGCGACTATGCCGCGCAGTTCCAGACGGGCTCGATCAAGCTCCGCAACTTCTACGGGTCGATGAAGGCAGGCGCCACGGCGCACGCGGCGAGCTTCATGCGGGCCGAGGCTTCACTGACCGACTTCTCTGTCGACAACATGACGCTCGTGGAGAACTATGGCGCGGGCGCCTCCAAGCCCGCGCTGCTGCTGAACCTCAACCCGCTGCTGACCGAACTCGCCGGAGAACGGCGCTATCTCGTCGAGGGCAACGTCCCGGAGCCGGGTTTCAATTCGCAGTCCCCGACCGGCACCAACGCAGCCCTGGTGCTGCGCCCCGACCTCAACGGCAAGCGCTCGACCTGCGTCGTCACGTTGGCCGGCGCCACGACGGTCACATCGATCAGCCAGGTCATGCCTGGCACCACGACTAACTACCCGCGCGGGTATCGGGTCACGATCATGAATGCCTCGGGCTCAACGCTGACGCTTCAGAGCAACAGCAACATCCGCAATCGCTCCGGCGCTGATCTGCTGCTCACGATCAACCAGACTGCGGAGTACGAATGGCTCGGATCCTCCTGGCATCAGGTGGGCGCGTGACGGCGCTGCGCATCCTCAACCCCGTGCGGAGAGCGTGATGGACAATGCGTCACTCGCGGTGCGGGGTGTCCCGTGCTGATCGTCCGAATGCGCCAGCATTTCCGCGAGCGGCAGATGGAGTGGGCGCTCGCCTCCATGTCGACCGGTTGGGGCGCCATTCTGATGAGCAGCCCTCAGACCTTGAACCGGCCCTTCTATGCGCCCCTGCGGCGCATGTTCGATGCGGAGGCCTGGGGGTGGGGCATGTTCCTCCTGGGGCTTCTGGGGCTCGCCGTCCTCTTCATCAACGGCGCGTGGCGACGAACGCCGCTCTTTCGTCAGATCAGTAGCTCCGGCCGGGTCCTCACCTGGGCGGCGCTCTTCTTCGGCACCCTTTCCGTCGAGTGGCAGACGCCCGCGGCGATGATCTACGCGGGGATATTGGCGATGGAGATCATGGCGCTGAGCAACGCAACCGCGGACGCGGTGCGCGTGAAGGCCGGAGCGTCCGGCTATGGCGGATAGTCCCGACTGGATTTCCACCGCCTACATCGTCGGGGGTGCGCTGAGCGCGATGTTCGCTGGGCTCGTCTCGGGCCGGAAGGTCGGGAAGCGGGAGCCCGAAGCCGACGCGAAGGTGCTGGCCGCCAGCATCGTGCCGCAGACCGAGATGCGCGACCTCACCACAACGATCGCGAACCTGCACGGCACCTTGAAGGAGGTCGCCAGCAGTCTCGAACACATCAACAACCACCTCCTTCAGGAGGAACTGGTCCGAGCCGCTGCGGCGCGCATAAGGGAGGGCAAGGCATGACTCGGTTCGTTCAGATCGCCGGGATCGTCGCCATGACGCTGCTCGCCGCGGCCATCCTCTTTCTGATCGGCGACACCTTTCACGCGGCGATCGACAAGATGACCCCTGACGGAAAGGTGCCCCTCGCCGACGCCGGCCTCTTCACGGCGCTGCTCCTCTCGTTCCGGGAAGTGCTCGCAGTCGTGAAGTCGATCTGGGAGAGCGCGGATCGGAGCGACCTCACCACGGCGCTGTCGAACTCGACGCCAACCGCCATTCCGAACCCGCCGGCCGACGAGCAGCGCTGACCTTCACTGAAAGGACCGCCGATGACCGCAACCCTGAAAGTGGGGCCGAAGGCGCTCGCCCTCATGCACCACTTCGAAAGCTGCCGACTGAACGCCTATCGGGATTCGGTCGGGATCCCCACGATCGGGTGGGGCATGACCTACTATCCCGACGGACGGCGCGTGAAGATCGGCGACCGCATCACCCAGATCCAGGCGGATGCCATGTTCGCCGAACTGCTTGAACGCGACTTCGCGGCGCCCGTGCGCGCGGCGCTTGGCGCGGCGGGCACCTCGCCGGCGCAGTTCGGCGCCATGGTGGCGCTCGCCTACAATATCGGCGTCGGCCCCAAGGTCTGGATCCCCGGCCTGAAGAAGGGCTTTCGTCAGTCCGAGGTGCTGAAGCGCCATAAGGCGGGCGACTTCCTCGGCGCGGGCGGCTTGGGCGGTGACGATCCGACCTCGGGGGCGTTTGGCGGCTGGGTCCGCGCCGGCGGCAAGGTGCTGGCAGGCCTCGTGCGGCGACGCTCGGCGGAGGCGGCGCTCTACCGCAGCGACTTCGCCAACCTCGCCCGCTTCACCAACGGCGAGGTCGCCTGATGCCGCTCCTAATCGGCCTCGCGGCCCGGCTTGGCATCTCCGCGCGCTTCCAGCGTCTCGCCGCCTGGGCCTTCCTCATTCTCGCCGCGCTCGCGCTTCTGTTCGCCGCGCGCGCCGCGGTGCGCGCGTGGTTCGCCGACCGCGACGCCGAGGTGATCGAGAACCACGACAAGGATCTGACGATCGAGGCGGCAGCCCGCGTCACCGCGGCGGATCGCGCGGCCGACGCCGCCCAGCGCAGCCGCGACGACACCTTCGCCAACAGCCAAGCCGATCTGAAGGACAAAGCCGATGAAGCTGCTCGCACTCGCCGCTCCCCTCTTGATGCTGTGTTCGACGGGATGCGGGAAGACGGCGGCTCGCGCAATCGTCCTCACCCCTGACCCCGCCAAGCTGGCGACCTGCCCGCGAACGTACCCCGCCCCGCCTCAGTTGCCGCCCCTGAAGCAGTTCACCCTGCCAGACGGGCGGGAGGTCGTGCTGCTCGACGTCGTGCTCGAGCGGGACCGGCTGGTGGCCGGATACGTCATCGCCGGCCGCGGCGCCTGGCAGGCCTGCAAGAGCCCCGTGCAATACGTCGAGGACTGGACCGCCATCGTCCAGCGCCCCGCCACCCGCTGAGCCCCTCCTTCCTCCCTCTCGATCCAAGGACCGAGCATGAAGACCATTATCCTCTGGGACCCCCGCTTCCCGGATCGCGCGGGTGTGAACGTGACCGTCGACGATGCGCTCGCCTCGGCTGCGGTGCGCGCAGGCGTGGCCGCGGCTGCGAATCCGTCAGAGCATGCGGCTCTCGCCGCAGGTGGGACGCTCGACGCCGGATCGCTCCAGGAGGTCTTGGTGCAGGTCGGCTTGCGCGGCGCCGACCGGCGCCTCGTTCTACCTCTCGCCGTTGCACAGGTCGGCGTCACCGCCGGCGTTGCCGCAATCGCGCGCGCGATCGTAGGCGGCACCCCCACGCCTACGCCTGGACCGACGCCTACCCCGAGCCCGTCAGCCCGGATGCTGATCGTGGCAGGCCAGTCGAACGCCCTGCTCCTCGGCGCGACCCAGGCAAATGCCGTTTCCAACGGTGTTGCGAACGACGATGCGTACACCTTCATCATCAATCCCGACAATTCGTGGAGCCCATACAAGGCGGGCACGAAAGCGGGCGGCTTCAAGGAAGACAACAGCACCAACGACCCGCAGTGGGGGCCCGAGGCGCAGTTCATCAAGCAATGGCGCGCGGCGAATCCCACGACGCCACTCTACGTCGTGAAGGTCGCGAGGGGCGGTACTCCGCTCGCCCAAAGCGGAAGCGCCGTGGACTGGTCGCCCTCATCAAGCGGCGAGCTTTACTCGCGCCTCGTCAGTGCGCTTACAGCAGCGAACAGCTACTTCGCCGCCAACAGCATCACCTGCACCCCGCTGGCCATGCTTTGGACGCAGTGGGAGGCGGACGCCATCGCTTCGGCGGATGCGAACGCCTACGGGACGAACCTCGCCAATTTTATCGCGGCGATGCGCGCGAACGGCCTCGGCTCGACCGCCCCCTTCATCTTCGCGCGCGGGCATCCGATCTCGGACGATGCGGCTTTCGCCTATGTACCCGAGGTGCAGGCCGGTCAGCAGACCGTCGCGATGAATGATACGAAGGCGCTTCAGGTCTATCAGAACGACATCGACAACGGCACGCTCACCCATCCGGGACCGCTCGGCGCGGGCATCCAGGTCGGCGACCGCTATTACAAGGCGCTGGTTGGCACCCTTGCGCCGACCATCTTCCTCCCATCCACCGCGAGTGTTCAGGAGGGGCAGGCATTCAGCACCCCGCTCAGCGCAACCGTCCCGAACCCGACCTATGCCCTGAGCGGGGCCGACGCGAGCAAGTTTGCCATCAGTGTCGGAAATCTCACGATGGCGGCGAAGTCCTACGCCAGCCCCTCGGACGCGAACGGCAACGGGGTTTACGACGTGGTCGTCAGCGCGACCAACCCGCTGACCGGCGCGGTCGGCACCGCCTCACTCTCGGTCACGGTCACCGCAGCATCGGCTGGGGACGCGTTCGTATCGCGCCTGACCGGCTCCTACACGACGGCGCAGACGAACGCGATCAAGGCGCTGATCGCTCGAATGCAGACGCCCGTGAATGGCGCGCCGAGCTACTGGGATAGCCGCGATAGCGTGGTGATCCCTTACGGCCTGAAGGGTTCCGACCGGCTGCTCGACTGGAAGCAGATCGCCTCCGCAACGCTCAACGGAACGGCCACGACGGACGCGAACGGCTTCGTCGGGCCCGGCGGCGTGGCCAATTACGTCAGCCTGCCCTTCGATTTGTCGACTTCCGCGAACCTGACCCTGGCGAACGGCGCTTGGTCCGCTTCGATGATGATCGAGCTGACGTCGGAGGATCGATCGGCCACCTTCTATGTCGTCGGGAATAGCAACAGCTCAACGATGCTGCGGCTGGTGACCACGACGACCAACGTGCTGATCGCCTTTATTTCCGGCTCCGCCGTCGAACTGACCACTGGCACGTCGATCGGGCGCTGGGTCTTCACTCGTGTGAGCAACACGGTCACGGCGGCGCTCAATGGCGGCGCCCGTGCCAGCATTCCGCATAACCAGCTTGCCTCCAAGCCCGGCTCGGCTGCTGTCGCGCAGCTATTCCGGGAGCGCACGACCCTCGCTGGCAAGGGCAACGTCGGTTACGCGGTGCTGGGTTCTGCGCTGACCGCGGATCAGGAAGCCGACTGGGACACCGCAATCCAGGCGTACAAGGCGGCGATGGCATGATCCCGCCTCATCTGTCCCTTGAGGACAAGGCCGTCCTCGCGATGGGTGCGATCCTCGGCTGGGTTATTGGCCGGGTGCTAGACGTGGTCAGCCCTTTGTGGCGCGCGCAACTGGCTTGGAGCGCCCGCCGTACTTCGCGCAGGTGTGGTCCGCCTCTTCCGATGTCACAACCTGACGGTCAAGGAAGCAGCCGTAGCAGTCCATCTGATCGTCTGGCGTTCGGACCGCGTCCCACAGCCGCTTCAACAAGCCCATCGATTCGACCCCACCAAACTCCTCGGTTTCTTACAACGAAACCGCGGCAAGGACGGTCGAAAATTTAGACCAAGCAATTGATTGGGGAGAGTAATCGATGACCATCACCGCAACCTGCGCCACCATCGCCGCGTGACCGTCCGCCGGCGCTGATCCGCCGAACCCCCGCCCCTCACATCATCGGAGAACCCTATGCGACTTGGCCTCGGGCTGGGCGTGACGGCGCTCGTCTATGCAACCCTTCCTGTCCCGCCGGTGGTGCTGCCTGGGAACGTGCGCGCCGTGTCGAGCGACAGTCAGTATGCGCAGGCGATGGCGATGTCGTCCGCTGGCGACATTATCCAGCTCCAGGACGGCGGCACCTTCTCGACGATTGAGGTCAAGAAGAGCGGCATTACGGTTCGAGCCCAAACCCCGCCCAACGTCGATGCGAACGGCCGCCGGTCGCGCAATCCAGCGTCAGCTACGGTCGCGGCCGTTGTGATCTCCAACGCCCAGAACGTCACCGTTCGAGATCTCACTATCCAGGCGACGTTCGATTTCATGGCTGCGCGAGCGTCGGGTCCGGATCTCATAGCGATCAGCGGCAATCTCGACGGTCTGCAGCTCCTCAACAACTATGCGCATGGCGGCGATCCAAGTCGCGGGTTCGTCGACTACGTGGTCACCGCGCAGGCCACGACGCTCTATCCGTCGATTCGCCAAACGCCGAACGCCACTTTCACCGCCAGCATCACAAACGGCGTGATGACGGTGTCGTCCATGACGTCGGGCGCCATTCTGCCAAATGACGCTATCTACTTCACCGGATCGGGAGCCTCGGGGAGCGGCTCCGTTCGCTTTGCGGGCGGCACCGGCGGCATTGGCAACTACGAAATCCTCAACGGTCGTGGCGAAGTAAACACGCAGATAAATCAGGCTGCGCAGGTCATGAAGACGGCGCGGAATCTGATCGGATCGTATGCGCCGACCGGCATTGCCGCCGGGGCGGCCGGCCCAGTCAAGGGTAGCGTGCGCATCAATGGCAACACCGTTTCCGACGTCGGCGAGGGCATCAAGTTTTCCTACAACGGTCTCGGTGGGATCGAGGTAATCGGCAATCAAGTCGTGCGCCCCTATCAGGACGGCATTGCCTTCGGCCCGTCAAACAATGGTTCGCCGATCTCTTATGTCCGCGTCTTCGGAAACGAGGTGCAGGATGAATGGGCACAGCCGCAGGATGCTGGAAACCCCCACGGCGACGCCTGCCTTCAATGGTTTACCGCCGATTTTCCAGGGGCGAGCTATAACTACGCCGTGCCGGTATTCGAAGTGTGCGGCAACATCGTGTGGCAGCAGCCCGGATGCCGGGGCCAGGTGCAGCGCTTCTTCGTCTCGGACTTCATGGACGGGTACCCGATCATCGCGCCGATCGTTGCCGACAACCTGTTTTTCTCGCGGATCACCTCGAAGGGTATCTCGCTTTCGGCGACTGACAATGTCGGCTCAAGGGACGCAGAGGGCAACCTCATCAACGATCCGAATACAGGTCTCCCGTACGCAGGCACCGGCGCGGTGTGGGGGCTCGTGGCACGCAACGCCGCGTTGTCGAACCCGAAATACAATCAGCCCTTCGACAACGAACTCACCGACAACCCCGTGAGCAAGACGCCGGCCGCCGCCAATTCCTCGGCAGCTACAATCAACATCGGCACCGATCCGTCGTGGGGAAGTCCGCCCAGCTTGCTTTGGGGTAACATTGCCGAGGATATCTCTCTCCTCCCGACGCAGGTTCTTTCGGGAAACCTCGTCGTGGGGCGCGGGAGCACGGCCACCAGCTACGACTCGTTTCTTACGCCGCTCGGCGGCGGCACATGGGATCAGGCGTGGGACGCGATCGACAGCGCCGACAAGGTCGTGCAGCAGATGGCACTGACCAAGTCGGGCGTACCGAAAGTCGTGCCGACCGGGATCACGACGTCGGCCGCCTTCCGCGCGCGCTGGATTGATCCTTCCTCGCGGCCCTACGCACAATTGCCGGCTTGGGTCGGTTTCAAAAACCAGAACGGCGTCGCGATCAATGCGATGATTACGTCGGAATGGAGCATGGTGCAGGCGGGCACCGGCACGCGTAGCTTTTATGGCTCGGGCGGCGAGTACCGGCTGGCCGATGATCGCTTTGGCGCGAATGCGACGGCGTGGGGCGCCCTGCCGTCATCGGGAGCCCCCGGCACAATTGGGCACGGCAAGTTCATGCAGGTGCGGCGCCAGTCGTCGAGCAGCGGCTCAACCCCCGTCTCGCTGACCATCACCATCGGCGGAGACACCTATTCGTGGGTCGTGCAGACCGTGAGCGCCAAGGCTTTCCCGAAGGTAAGCTTCGGCAATCCCGACACATCGCCAACTGTGTTTGAGCAGTCCACCGCGGGCCTTGGCTCAGATGGCTACCTGGGCACGATCGCGCTCAAGGGCTTCCGCATGTCCGGAAAGCCAGCCGTGGTAACTCAAATCGCCAGCGCGAACGCATCTACAGCGATCGTCAACATTCAGGTGCTGACCACCGGACTTATTCGCCTCAGCGTGTCGAGCAGCGATGCATCCTCGACGCGCATGGAGACGAACGTCAACGTGTGCGACGGCAAATCGTATGACATTCTGTTTGCGTTCGACCTTTCGAAGGCGACGCTTGCGGAAGCGATCGAGGTCTATGTCGACGGCCAACCCGCGCGCAATACGACGTCCTACGGCTCGCGCCTGATCTTCTGGAGCCGGGGCGGATCATCTCGCCAGCGCTTCGGAACCTCGACCACAGGCGGCAGCGCCTTCGATATCGACGCGCTCCTCATTCACTCGGCCGAACGTGCCGATATCACGCAGGCGGCGGTGCGCACAAAGTTTTCGGCCGATTTGATCGGCGTCAACGGCTCGGGCCCATTCAGCAGTCCGCCGGCAGTCTTTCTCGTCGGCAATGCGGCGCAATGGAACGGCGGGCAAGCTCAGAGAGGGACGGCCGGCGCCTGGGCGCCAATCAACGCCAACCAGGTCGCCGACTCGGTAAATGGTCAAGCAGGCTGGAGTTGACGCTTGCGGACCCGCATGGCGCCGCCAATGGCGCCGAAGCCGAGAATGAAGAGCGCCCAACTTGCCGGCTCAGGAACAGTACCCGTGGCACCGATCACGTTATCTATGGAATACGATCCTGATGCCTCACGGAATACGGCAGCAGCAGAGTAACCACTCGGATACGTGAGCTTAATCCGTTGTGCAGATCCATCATTTCCCTTGACTGTAATTTCGTTGTTGCCGTTAATAAACTGCAAATCCACGGTGGTGTATACATCAAAAGAAAGTAGGAAGAACTTAGGGGTATCCAGCTTTACAAAGCCGAGTGAGCGCCCGCTCGGTTGTACAATCATACCATTTACAATGTTCGGCGCCGTGGAGGGCTGGATGAAATCGGATGAAAGTACCGTTACGCCGTTCTCGACGTAGTAGCCGTATTGGTCGGTATTTCCGGCGCCCGGCTCAAACGTCAAGGTGGGCAGCACGGTGATCGTCGCACCCGCCGGCGCCGCCAAGGCACACGAAGCCGCTGCTGCGGCCAGCATCCCGAATCGCATTGATTTTCTCCCTGTTATGCCAGGAAGCTGCGCGCGGTCGGGTTGGCTGTCTAGTAACGAAATGCGACCGATTGACCCGGTTCAGATGCCCCCGCGTGCGCGCCTGATGGCTTGAAGGACGAGGACGTCGACCTCCATCCCTGCCGCGCGGCCGATCCCGTTCAGATGGGCGGTCATCTGCGTGAGGCGCCCCGTGGCGTCGACGTTCGAGCCCGCGGAGAAGTTGGCATCCTGCTGCGTCGCCAGGCGCCAGAAGCCGTCATAGGGCTCACGGTCGAACCATTCCCGGCGCCGATCGCCGACTGCGTAGAGGTAGGCCAGTGCCAGCCGTAGGCCGGGAGATGGCCGCACGGCGCCTCTTCGCGACTCCTCAAGCGCCTCCTCCAGCACGCACAACGCTCGAAAGACCAGCGCCTCCCGGCTCAACCGCCCCGGCACGAGTGTCAGCTTAGCCGATCGACGGCCGTCCGCGCGAAGCCGCGGAACGCGTGATGCCAATATTCGCCCGCATCGGCCCAGGCGACCTCGAAGCCGTACTCCTGCCGGCTTGCCCACAGCTCGGCCGCCAGTTGCTCGATCAGCCCCTCCCGATCGATGCAGCCGCAAATGCGGCAGCCGCTCTGGTTATGGCCGATGCCGGCGAAGGCGGCATGATCGTGCTTCACAGCGCGGGTCGCCACGGGTCGCGCGCGCCCAGCTCGCGCTCGTCGATCTCCAACGCCATGGCGAGGTGAAGCCGCTCTTCCTCGGGAAGGCGCTTCGGCGTGCCGCGGCCGACGTACTGCTGGAGGTAGGCGGGGTTGCGGCCGATCTTGGCCGAGAGTGACGCCAAGCTGAGGCCTCTGGCTTGAGCATGCCGCACTAGGTTGGCGCGAATCGGGTCAGGCATTCCCTATCATGCAGGCGCACATCTGTTCGCGCAATGTTCTCGTCAGCGGCGCAGCCTGAGGTTCGACTCGCGAGGCTTGGGTTTGTATGCCCGCACTATCGCGACAGCATCCTCGAAGACCCCGCCGGAAACCTTCAGCGCGCTCCTCAGCCGCTTGTAGGACAGTCCCAGGTGCCTGGCTGCATCCATGAGGCACATGCCCTGCCCGTCCACGGTCACCCAGATCGTGCGGCGCGTATTTTTCGCTTGCTCCGCCAGCGGTATCCATCGGCAATTTGCGGGTGAGTAGTTTCCATTCACGTCCCGACGATCGATGGTCAAACCGGGAGCGTAGCCGGTACGCATCGCCCAGCGATGGAAGCGCTCATAGCTGCGCCATGACGGGCAAACTGAAATGCCCCTGCCGCCGTAGTTCGGGTTCTTTATGTCAGAGCAGCGGTACATCATGCCGTTCCACACGCTGTATGTCGGCGATCGAGATAGCCCCTCTGGATGACGCTTTCGGATGCAGCCGCAGGACTGGCTGTTCCCGATACGCAGGGCAAAGCCCGGGACGATCGTCGCAGAGCCGCAATCGCAACGGCAGGCCCATTTTAACCTGCGGTCCTCCCCACGCACTGGGAAGAGCGCCACCAAACGGCCGAAGCGATGCCTTGAGAGGTCATCGACGTTGCCCGGCAGGCCAACCAGTTCGACATGGAACGAAGTCAGAACATCAGCTATGCTGAAGGCGTTAATTTCCAT